TAGGAAGGCGTTAAGTAGATGGTGTTCGTGGATTTATCACAAGATACCACCAAACGATTGTTATACGAACACTCCGCTTTAACAGGGTTCTGCAAAGCGGGGTATTCGTTTGCATAGTTATATCTGATTTCAAGCGCATCACCACGCACGATCACCATGCGGACGAGTGTAGAGAGAAGTATTCTCCTATACTTGTCCGCTTTTTTAGCGTCCCTGCAAATAGACTTGAAGAAGAAACGTATCTTGTCTACTGTAAGCTCGCTCGACTTTCTGGCGATCTCCTGCTTCGCAAGCTCGCACTCCAGGTCACGCAACGTTTCCTCATTGTCGTGCAGTGTCTTTGCTATAGCATCCGATATGATGCCGCTCTCTACTGCCTTCACACAGTTGTCTATTTTCTTCTTTACGTCTGCCATGCGTTTCTTTGTTGCTGCGATAGCTGCGTTCACATCCGTATGCGTTTGAACTTCTACCGCCTGCCTTGCGATAGCTTCTACTGCCGCGTCGCTTTCCAATAGCCTTGTTGTTACGTCACACACCGTAGAATCGATTATATCCGCCCGTATCTGCGTCCTCTCGCAGGTACGGGTATTTCTGCGTTGATGGTTCGGGCAAGCATAGTAGTAGTAAATTTCGCCGCTTCTGGACGTCCCGCTAGTGCCTACCATGCGCTCGCCGCACTCTCCGCAGAACAACTTCCCGGATAACATATACCTCTCACCTGCTTTAACACGATTTACACGCCTTGCGTTCATAATTTTCTGCACCTCATTAAAATCACTTTCAGAAACAATAGCAGGAACGGCACGGGGGCTTTCTATCCCACGCCACGAAAACTTCCCTAGATAGTGTTTGTTCTTTAAGATGACGTAGATATTAGACATGCGGAACGGCTTGCCGCGTGCGTTGCGGTATCCACGTCTGTTAAGCTCCCTTGCGATGGTAGTTGTGCCGATCCCATCCAATGTCATTGAAAACACGAGTTTTACAATAGGCACTTTCTCTTCATCAAGCACCAGATGTTTTTCTGCATCCAGTTTGTACCCAAGGGGAACGGTGCCGCCTGCCCATTTGCCCTCCAGTATGTTTTCTGTCTGCCCGCGTATGACGTTTTCTGAAAGCTCCGCAGAATAGTATTCAGCCATGCCCTCGATGACAGATTCAAGAAGAATACCTGATGGATCATCGGCTATGTTCTCCATCGCTGACACGACCTTCACGCCATACTTCTTTAACTTGTGTTTGTATGACGCACTGTCATAGCGATTGCGAGCAAAGCGGTTCAGCTTGTACACAATGACAGCTTCAAATGCTTGTGATGCCGCTTCTTTTATCATAAGCTGAAATTCAGGGCGTTTATCCGTACGCCCTGTCAATGCCCTGTCAGAATATACCTTGATAACCCGCAAGTCGTTTCTCTTTGCGAAGTCCTCGCATACCCTGATCTGCCCCTCGATAGATTCCTCTCGTTGCCGGTCCGACGAATACCTGGCATAAATAACCGCGTTTTTCACTGTGTATCACCTCACTAAAAAACGCCGCACCTCGGCGGCGTTTTTTAAATTTAACTCAATTTTTCGGCATTAAAACCACCGATTCGTAACATTTTGTGCCGAAACTGCAATTTTATTGTAGAAAAATGTGCATAGAAGAGGACCCATGATTTATCTTCTTCTGCCGACCTCTTCAATATATGACAGGATAAGTAACACAATCATGGCTTCTCCGCAATACTGTAGCGTATATGCATGCCCCCATGACGCGAAATAAAGCGCATGATCTCTTCCTACCTTGTAAATGTCCCAAAACTTATAGAACGGCTGGACGTATACCGCCAAAGCGAGGTAGCCGGTGGGGATAATCAAGTCTTTTACCCCAATGGCAAAAAGTCTAACGGCAAATAGCACGCAATACAGAAAGGCAATAAACCGCATAAACGAAAACGTCCCTGGGGAAACTTCCGATGGCAGATAAAATAGGCAGAAAGGAATAAGCAATACCCCTATTTTTGCCATCAATGTATATCGAATATATTTGAAAAAACCAATTAAACTCATGAAGCCGCCTCCTCTTAAAGTGTAGCGCGCTATGTAACATCTATCGGCTCAGAAAGCCCGCCGTGAGACGGACTTTCTTCTGAAACTAACGCCTATCCAGTTTTACCATATATGTCTGCTTTCTACTACTTTACCCATAATGCGGATCGGCAGCTGCTCGATCTGCTTATTAGAATAAAAATGCGGCTCATATACATCTTGATTAAACCCAATCAGCATAATCCCGTCAGCCTGTTTCTTTACCTGCTTCACGGTAGCTTCTCCATTGATTAAGATAACAGCCATATCCCCGCTTTCTACATCATCCTGCTTGTGAATGATAAGCAGGTCGCCTTCCTGTATGCGCGGTTCCATTGAGCGTCCGATTGCCTTTAGGGCAAACATCACACCTTTGGAATCGCGCTCGTTAATTTCTACCATTCCTTCGATATTCTCCTGTGCAAAAATTGACGTCCCTGCAACAACATGTCTGACGATCGGAATCTTGACGGTTTTCTTGTCAGAAATGTCATAGCCTAAAAACGTCAGTGGTGAAATGTGTAAGGCGTCAGCAACTTTCACTATATTTGTTCTTTTCATGTTGTCAGTTTCCCCTGCCTCCCAGCGAGAAACTGCGCTCTCGGACGCGCCAGCCTTTTGCCCCAACTGCTTCATTGTTAATCCTAATTCAAGCCGTCGCTCTCTTATGAGTTTAGCAATTTCCATGAATATCTTCCTTTCTGTATCAACGCAACGCTCTATGGTTATTATATAGGTAAACATGCTTATACGCAAGAAAAACATGCTTATAAACAATAAATTCCTTGAATTAAATCATTGACTTGAGCACATTCAAGTGCTATAATCATTTCAGAACACAACGAAAGGCGGTGAGAACCATAAATAGAAATATCCTCTATTCTTACATCAAGAGGAAAGGGCTCACAATCGCCGAATTTTCTGCTCTACTCGGCATGAATGAAGCTACATTCTATAAGAAGTGCCGTGAGAAGGGAACCAGTTTCAATACCGCAGAAATAAAGCAGATGGTCAAGTTGCTGAACATCAGAAAATCCGACGTTATGCCAATTTTTTTTGCGGAATTAACTTGAATGCACTCAAGTTAAAGAAAGGAGCAGGCGATGGAAACCTTAATCAGATTCATTGCTGAATACGTCCGTGAGCATGAAGCGGAATACGAAGAATGGAAGAAGGAGCAGGAAGAAAAATGAAAGCCCTCACTGCGTTGGTTGTCGCAGCGGTCTTAGGTACAGGGGCGTACCTGAACCAGCCGACAACGGAAATCATCAGTTACCAGAAGGAAGTCGAGGAGGGGGATACCCTCTGGGACATTTGCCGAGAAATCGGCAAAGACGAAGTCGATGTAAGACTTCTTGTCTGGCAAGCAATGAAAGATAATAACATTTCCGACTGCGGAGCCTTGCGGCCGGGAACAGTGATTACCGTGAACGTAGAACGCGCACGGCAACAGTAAGGAGGAACACAAAATGAAAATTGAAAAGGGCAGAATGCTTTGTGGCGAAAGCCTCCCGTTCATCGCCGAATACGTAGCTGATGAGCTGAAAATCGCTGATTCAAATATTCTCGTTAAGAACATCGGGATCAAGGACCCGATTCCCTGTGAGTACACCTTCGTCGTGGACACGCACCTGGTGTATATGTACTTCAAGACGGTAGAACATTACGGGCTTCAGTTGGTGGTCAAAGCACCAGGAAGTCTTGAGTTCTCCTGCGGCACGTTCGGAGAAGTCGTAGAGAATATCCGTTGGCTCGCAGCCAGTGAAGAAGAGGCGGTGGGCTAAATGAGCTGGGACAGGTTTGACGACGGTCTCTACGATGAGGTAGAGAACGATTATGAATGGCATTGTCTCTACGATGACCCTAACTATGAACCAGAGCCCAAAACCACAATGTCGGAAGAGGAAGCGGTCGAGGATTGGTTCAAAAACCACCCTGACGTTACCGTCATCACGAGGCACGACGATGGAAATCTCTACGATAGCAAAGGTCGGTTCGTGTACGGATTTTGAAAGGAGTGGGATAGATGAAACTTTGGGAAATCTCAAAGCTGATGAATACTGACCGATTGTTCAAAGTCAGTGATGACGCCTCGGTGGATACCGAGACGGGCGAGGTATTCGACAAAGAATATCTCGACAACCTGCCGATGGAGCAGGAAGAAAAGAGCCGCAACGTGGGGCTCGTCATCAAGAACATGTCGAATGACATTGACTTGATTGACAAAGAAATCAAGAGACTGACTGCGATGAAGAAGTCCACGCAGTCGAAAATCGAAAGTCTCAAGTCCTACATTCTCACTTACGGATGCCCCGTTAAGGACGTAGCGGTGACTATCCGCTTTTCTAAAGGGCGCGAATCCGTAGAAGTAGAAAAGGGCGTCGATCTTCCGGCACCGTTCAAGAAATACACATGGACGCCGAATAAGGCGGAAATCGCGAAAGCCCTGAAAGCAGGGCAGGAAATTGAAGGGTGCCGACTGGTGAGAAATCCGTCGGTATCCGTGAAATGAGGCGAAAAAATGAACGTACAGAAGTTAATTAACGTGATTGCCAAGTTACAAGTGGGGAAGGATCACAAGAATCAGTTCGGCGGATACAGCTACAGAAACGCCGAGGACATTTTAGCGGGGCTGAAACCCCTGATGGTTGAGTACGGCGTTTTGGTCCTTATCAGCGACAACATCGAAATGGTGGGTGATCGGTACTACGTCAAAGCGACGGTCAAGGTATACGACACTGAGGACGGCTCTCTTCTCGCAGAGAACTCAGCATATGCTCGCGAAGCGGCTATGAAGAAGGGCATGGACGAAGCGCAGATTACAGGTTCAGCTTCGTCCTACGCCCGCAAGTATGCGCTTGCAGGGATGTTCAATCTCTCCCCTGCCGCAGACCCAGACGAACTTGAACCGGCGAAGGAAGAGAGAACGCCTACAGAGACAAGGAAGTTCCCGATCGAGAAGGTCGTGGAAGTCCTTGCCCGTCACAACATTGACGCCGGAGACTTCGCTCGATTGGTCTGCAACGCGCCAAGCATCGCAGCCGTCTCACCAAAGGTGACAGACGCCATCGTGATGGACACGGAGCGTGCCGTCAATAAGTACATGGCACTCGACCAGGCACGCCCACAAGGGGCTTAAATGAAGTGGGTAAATGCCATGGGGTACTCGCTCCACCCCTGTGAAAAGCAGGGTTGGAGCATCCTCACCCTGCACCTGATGACGCCGCAGGACAAACTCGACGGCATTATCAAGCTGCTGAAAGGCAAGTTCAATCTTGTGCTGAAACGGTACGAGAAGCCGCGGAGCTTGAACGCTAATGCGTATGCGTGGTTTCTCATGGACAAGGTGGCGAAGGCATTAGGGATCTCGAAGGAAGAGGTCTATACAAGGGCTATCAAGCAGGTGGGTACATTTGAGCCTATGAGTATCCGTATCACTGCCTACGAGCGCTTTAAGAGCGTTTGGGAAGGGAAAGGATTGGGATACCAACTAGAACGCATTGGCGATGACGGAGTGAATGTTCAATGTAATGTTTACTACGGCTCATCCGTTTACAACTCGCGTGAGATGGCGCGGCTCATCGATTGGATTGTAGAAGAAGCAAAACTCCAAGGCATCGACACGATGACGCCAAGCGAGCGAGCGCGGCTGATTGACGAATGGGGGGGAAAAAATGGAAATCAAGAAGGAAAGTAAAATCAGGCTTTCCCCTTTGGGATACAGGAAAGTCTGTCAGATGGTAGATGAGAGAGCGTCTCCCGAAGGCTATCGCCGTTGCGAGTGGTGCGGTAAGTCTGTAGGACGCTTTCACCATCACCATATCCGCTTTCGCAGCGCGGGCGGTTCGGACACGTTAGAGAATTTAATTCTCTTGTGCGAAAACTGCCATGAAATCTACGCTCATGGCCACAACGAGCGAAAATACCGCATCCTCTTCACGGACTGCCGGATGGATGCAGGGCAGATGAAAGCATGGAACGAAGCCCATAAAGAGGAAGCGGAGAAGATTTACAGGAGGTTCAGCAAGTGAGTAAGAATTGGGACGTTTGCGACCAGCTGAATTACAACTTCATACCAGTTCCGAAAGCATTAGCGATGGGGTTCAAAAGCGTTTCCATCAACGCTAAATGGACGTATAGTCTTCTCCTCGATCGAATGATGGTTAGCAGAAAAAACACTGAACGCTTCCACGACAAGAATGGCATGTATCTCTTGTTTAATCAGGACGAGGTCGCAGGGCTGATCGGTGCAAGTAAGAGAACCGTCATCCGCATCTTTAAAGAGCTGGAAGAGAGTGGTCTCATTGAAACAAGGAAGCAGGGCTTCGGAAAGTCGCAGAAGATTTACTTGCGAAAATTATCCGAACTTTCCGAAGCAGGTTCTGAAACGAGTTTCAAAAAGTCGTGCCAAAATGGCACTACGAGAAGTGACAAAATGGCACTACGAGAAGTGACAAGCTGTCACCATGAGAAGTGCCAAAATGGCACTACGAGAAATGCCAAATTGTCACCACAAGAAGTGACACCAGTGTCACCTCAAGACACGCCAAATTTGTCACCTCCTACTAAGAGTGAGACTAACAAGAGTGATACTAACATGAGTGATACAGAGAGTAGTAGAAGTAGATTATCTAACATAGCAGTTAATGGTCCAGTCGGAAAAACAACTCCAATTCCAACTCAAAGCTATTTTGGTACTTCTGTAGTGCCACCAACGCTAGAAAAAATTCAAGCGTTCGTGAAAAAAAATAACTTCACTTTCTCGTCAGAAAAATTCTACGACTACTACAACGCCGTTGGCTGGAAAGTCAGAGGGATGCCGATTACAGACTGGCAATCCCTTTGCAGAAGCTGGCAAGCAAGAGAAAGACCTGAAGCCAAACCTGAAATCCCACACATCAAAGGCTACTTTGAGATGACGGAGGAGGAAAGAGAAGCTGCAAGGCGAAGGCAGGCAGAAAGGAGCGGAAATGGACGAACGAGCGAAGGAACTTATAGCGGAGTTGAAGGAGATCTCCCATTTTAGCCCGAAGGAAGAGCTGGATGAGAAACCAACCCGATTCCCCTGTAAACGCTGCGGTGGTACAGGATGGATATTCTATCGCATGGAAGGCGTAGACAAAGCGTGCCGTTGTCCTGAGTGCAGAGAAGTACGAGACATGCATTTCTACTTGAGGTCAAGCGGGATCAAGCCTGAGAATTACGAAGTGTTCACCATGGAGCGGTTCAAAACCGACAACATCATGGCATACGAGATGAAGAAGCTCGCACAGGGCTTTTTGAAAGACCCGAACGCGAAAGGGCTTGGATTCTTCGGGAGACCAGGGACGGGTAAGACGCACATCTGCATAGCCACCTGTCAAGCAATGAAGCGAGAACACCATTACTGGCAGTATCGCAGAGAGATACAGCGAATCAAAGCGGTCATGTACAAAAACCTAGACCGATACGACGAGATGATAACGAGGGTATCGCAGTTACCATGGCTTTATATCGATGACCTGTTCAAGGGGGCAATCAAAGGCAGCGAGATGCAAAGTCAAGACCAGCAAATCATGTTTGACATCATCAATTCGAGATACGTCAATCGGATGCCAACCATCGTCTCAAGCGAGTTTCCGCTCGATGAGATAACAAGAGCAGACGAAGGGATCGGGAGTAGGTTAAAAGAAATGCTCGAACCGTATGTGTACACGGTTCGAGGCGAAAATCGACGGTTGAGAGGGGCTTAGTTATGAAAAGGTTTGTGTTGGTTGACGGAGAGAAAGAGCAGATTGGCAAGATTTTTGAAAAGGAGGGGATTCAGAAAAAGGAAGTAGCGGAGCATTTGGGTATTTCACCGAGCGGGTTGTGCAACAAAATTCGCGGCGTCAACTCATCATTCAGCGAGCGAGAACTTGAAACGCTTTTATACACCTTTCCTGAAATCCGGGAGGCTTGGTTCAAGCAGTCGTATAGATACGGAGATCACGTCACTGCGAAAAGCGTTACTCCGACTGCAATCGAGGTCAAGCGTATTTCAAACGGCTATGAAGCGCAGTTCACTGGAATAGACGGAAAGCTCCATAGTGCTTACGGAAAGACGGAACTGGAAGCGAGAAAGAAGGCGGAAGAGCGAATGGCGCAGATAACAGTGAAGCAGGAGGAAACACTGCCGGACGATAAAGCAGTCATCAATATCAGCGGTGACGAAGCGATGGTGCTTCTTAATCAACTCATACTTGACTTCCGAAACGGAGCAGTTAGCGAAGCCAATAAATCAATTCTGAAATCAATCTACATGCGCATTGCGGTGCAAATCATCTGAGAAACAGTTGACTGTACGCGGGGTTGGGACTGGAAACCCGGATGGCATTGTTATAAGGGTTGATACTGGGAACACATTATCAAGAAAGGGGGTGCGTTAATGCTGATACTTGAACAATTTATGAATCCACCTGATTCTCCGTACACACAGTATCGAGGTATTGGATTCACGCCGGATGAGTTTATTAAAATGACGAAGCAGTATCCCAAGTGCTTTACGTGCTATTGCGAATGCGTAATAACGCAAAATGGACTGGTTTTTCTTGCTTCCCCGTCACATGACATTGAGATGGAACGGCTAAAAAAGCATGGTTATCAAGGATTAGTAATGGTTTGGTATGAGGGTATCTGCCGTGACGATATGTCAACAAAAATGTCGAAGTCACAGATTGATGCGGTTAAAAAGCTTGTAGAAGCTGGATTAGTTAGCGGAGCAAGCTATGAGTAATTTTAAATATTGGAGATAGGGTGAAGCCCTGAAATGGCGTTATAGAGTATTTACGAAAGGAAGCAAAAAGATGGAACTTTGTATCAACCGTGTGATGTTGCTCGGCAAAGTTGGGCGAGACCCGAAAATGATTATGACGAAGAAGGGTTCAGCGATGGCGAACTTCTCGGTGCAGTGTGTCGAGAAATACCAGTGGCAGGGCGAATGGCATGAAAGAAGCGCATTTATCCCGTGCGTAGCTTTCGGCAAGACCGCAGAACTTATCGGGAACAGCTGCAAAGCCGGATCGGACATTTTCGTCGAGGGCAAAATCAACGTCAGGAGCTATGAACAGAACGGCGAGAAGAAATGGGTAACAGAAGTCAACGTAGACCACGCAGAAGTCGGGGCGATGGCGCAACAGCCGCAGGAAGCTGACAGTCCGTGGGGCGGGTTCGGTTCGCAGCCGCCAAAAGGAAACTTCGGGCAGTTTGGCGAGGAAGTCGCGCAGGAAAGTATTCCGTTTTAAGGAGGCATCATGAGAGTACATACATCAGATGTTATCGAAGAGTTGAAAGGAAATGAATACGGTTATTCACATGTATGTGTGAATAATGTTGTGAATATGTTCATTAGTAAGCTGATTGAACACGTTAAGAATGGCGATGAAGTTGTTATTCGAAATCTTGTGCGGTTCAAGACGATCGACATTGAAGCGCGAACCTTCCGCTCCAGCTTTGATGGTCGTGAACATGCAATACCGGCGCACCAGAGAGTGACTGCTAAACCGTCTCCGACGTTTAAGAAAGCGTGACGTGATGAATAGGGCAATGAGGTTTTGCGGATGCGCCGCAAACTTAGGAAGGCTGAATTTGATGCGAGCGGCGTACCTGGCGCACATGCAGTACAGCGAATTTAGCAGGCACATGGAAGAGCTTGGAGCAACGGGAAAAACCGTTGTGGATGATACTGTAATCGACAAATGCGAGAAATGCGGGCAAGCGGTAGTGGAAGGCGAAAGGCATCATTGCCTTCTTCCGCGCAGACATTCTGACTACAATGCGGCAAGTAACGCTGTCAGAGGTATTGAAAAGACGTGTGAGTGGTGCAGAAAAGACTTCAGTACACATAAAAAGCGTGCTAAGTTTTGTTCAACGTCTTGCGTAGGAAAATCAAAAAAGTTTAAAGAAACAGAAAGTGCAGCGAGAGAAATGGATTTGAAATTCGCATACATTCTAATGAAAGCGACGTATCGAAAGGACGAACTTCTTTGTAGAGACGAGATGGGATTTTTCGATACGTTGGAAGATGCGATTAGAGCATTCGAAGATTGTGTCGATGTAGCCGAATGGCAGAACGACACAAAGAAACGCAGTCGCACAAAAACGAACGAAGTCGTAAAAATCAAAGTCGAGCGCGGCAAGAGCATAAACTACATCGAGGACTTCGACTTGAAAATCAAGGACGGGAAAACAAAAGCGGAAATCTGGATCATGGAAGTCCCCGTAGGGATTATCGTTCCGATGCAGATCAATGGCGTCAGCATGACAGAGAAAAAAATCGAATTAGCTAGAAAGTGGAGGAACAAGAAAAATGACAATCATCGTTAATGGAGTAAAGGCATACATCAATCCATCTGTAGTGGACACGGCTGGCGGTAAACTTACGGTCAACGGCGAGGTCGTTAAAGCGAAGCTGACAGACAACGAACAGGATGATGTGATGCATGCCTGCGAATATGGCGGCGTGGCGTATGTCACCACGGATGATTAAGCTGACATATCGAGGCAGGCTCCCGTCCACGAATGACCTTATTCAGTTGAACCGGACGAACAGGTTTGCAGGAGCGTCAATGAAAAAGACGTATACTAGGGAGCTTGCCGAGACGTTCCGCGCGCAGACATGCGAGAGATTTACCGAACATGTCACATGTATCGTAACGTTTTATGAAGATACAATGCGCCGCGATGACGATAACGTCATTAGCGGGTGCAAGTATCTTTTGGACGGGCTAGTTACCGCAGGCATCATCAAAGACGATAGTCCGAAGTACCTGCATCTGAAAGCCGAGCGGTTTCAGAGCAAGTTGTTTGTCGATGGGAAGAAAGTGCCGTACATTACGATTGAGATCGAGAAAAGCGATGTTAAAGATTACATGTAAGGAGAAGAAAATGGAAGAACTGAAAATTCACGGGAAATACAAAAAGGAAGATGGCAAAAAGATCATGCGCATCATCAATGAAATCAAGTTGAGAGGGATGCAGCTCGCACGAATTGTTGATGAGAACGACATGCCGATCATAGTCAACATCATTGCAGGTCGCCTTCTCCAGTATTCCGTCGAGAAAGGGATTGAAAGAGGAGACAAAATGATGGGAGAAATTGAGGATAGATTTCTCCATGGCATGATGCTTGTTGAACGCGATAACATGCTGACAGTAGAAGAAATTTTGGGAACAGCCGAAGTCAAAGATGCAGGCTTCGACAAGATCGCCATCCAGAACAAAGATGGGTTGATCCTGTACTACGGAGACAGAAGTGCGGGTATCCCCGAAAAATTCAAGAATGCACACGTAGACCGTATGTACTTTAATGATGACGGGGAATTGGTTATTACCTTAGCGAGTGATAAATAAAGGACTGGGAAGTTTACAAGGAGGAAGAAAATGAAAGAACGGACAAATCCTTCACCAAATGAAGTATATCGTCATTTTAAGGGTAAGGAATATAAGATCATTGCTATTGCTGAACACACAGAAACAGGCGAAAAATTAGTGATTTACCAAGCCCTATATGGGAAATACGGGATTTACGCTCGCCCGTTGCATATGTTTATGAGTGAAGTGGACCATGAAAAATATCCAGAGGTCAAACAAAAGTATAGATTTGTGAAAGAGGTCAGCAAAAAATGAATTTGTGCGATGTTTATATAGAGAAGATTATCGAAGTCAGAACATACGATAACTATGTAATCGCAATCCTTGATACTGATTGCTGGGGATGCAAACGGAAAGGTGAAAAGGTATTTTTCTCAAAAGAGGAATGGGAGAAAGCGAAAAAAGACGGCAAGTATCTTGCTTAGGATTGTTGGATTTGAGGTGAAGCATATGAAACTTAGAGAATTGACGGAAAATCTTGATGTGAATACGCCACTTTATATAGGCCCGGCTGATAGCGAAAAAGTTGTATTCAGAAGGAAACACGCTTCTGACGTTATCCCAGAGTCTTTGCTGGAGGCAGAAATTGCAACTATTGTTACTTGCCGCAAAGAAGCAATGTACATATTTATGAGAATTGCCTTTAAGAGGGGCAGTTTAGGGGAACTGCTTAGTCATATCGCGATGAATGAACGTGTCGATGTATGGATCATTCACCGCGATGGTACGAAAGAACAGGTATATTCCGACTGGCCTGTATGTCTCCTTGATAAAGAATATGATAATTATTCGGTAAAGCAAATAAGCACGTATAAGTCTAAATGGAGCTACCCTATTATTGACATAGTGATAGAACCGGAAGGGGAACAAAAGTGATAACGCTTGGGAGTTTATTTGACGGTATCGGCGGATGGCAGCTTGCGGCTGTGAGAAACGGCGCAAAGCCGCTTTGGAGCAGTGAGATCGATCCATTTCCGGCAAGCATTACGGGAAAGCATTTCCCAGACACGATTCAGTTGGGTGATGTAACCAAAATCGACGGCGCGGAAATTGCGCCGGTAGACATCATCTGTGCAGGAAGTCCCTGCCAGGATTTATCTATTGCCGGAAGACGGGCAGGACTTGAAGGGGAAAGGTCAAATCTTTTCTATCAGGCAATGCGGATTGTGCGAGAAATGAGGGAGAAAACGAATGGAGTATATCCAAAGTTCTTTGTTTGGGAGAATGTCACAGGTGCATTCTCAAGTAATAGAGGGCGTGACTTTCAGTCTGTGCTTGAAGAAATCGGACAGACCGATATTCCAATGCCTGCTTCTGGACAATGGTCTAGAGCCGGAATGGTTAGAAGTAAAGAATGCGGAATCGCATGGAGAACGCTCGATGCTCAATTTTGGGGCGTCCCCCAACATCGCGAGAGAATCTTCCTTGTCGCAGGTTTTAGAGGATGGGGGGGTACGTCCAGGTACTCTTTGACCCCGAAAGCGTGCGCGGGAATACTTAGACGAGTTAAGGCAAAAGGGAAAAAACTTCCCGAATTGCTGGAAGCCGTTCTGAGAAGGCAGGCGCATGATGGAAGCTGAACTTTTCTCAACTAAAAGCTATAGCGAGATAAAGCAGGGACTTCCAGCAAGTACGCTGAAAGCGGTAGGTGGATCATATGGAGGAGGAAGTGAGAACTACATTGTGGAAACAAAGATTTACGAGAATCATCGCAGAGACGCGAGGTATGGGGAAACGGAAACCGCTCCAACATTGACAGCGCAAATGGGAACCGGCGGAGGGAATGTGCCGCTAAAAATCGAGAAAGGCGTGTGTTTGTGCCAGGGAACCGGAATGTCAAGAAATGGTCCGATCTGCAAAGAGAAAACGGCTTTTACATTAACGAGTGTAGATAGGTACTGCACGGTTGCAATCGGCAAGGACAGCTCTCACTTAACCGCAATTGATGTGGCGCACACGCTAACCGCCTACGATTACAAGGCACAGCAAGCTGTTTTGAAGCGGGGCGAAGCGTTTGTTCGAAGGCTTACACCGCTCGAATGCGAGAGATTGCAGGGGCTTCCGGATAATTGGACGGAAGGCGGAAGCGATTCGAAACGCTATAAAGCGATTGGTAACGGCATGGCGCAGCCGTGCGCAGATTTTGTGATAGAGAAGTTAGTGGAAGCATTAAAGGAGAGAGGTTGAATCATATGAAACTTAAAGAATTAGTGAACAAAATTGATAACGATATAGTTTTATGGATAGTTAGAGGTCCGGACGCTAACGTTCTATTCAAAAGGGAGAACGCTTCTGATGTTATTCCAGAGAATTTGCTTCGCATGGAAGTCGGAACGTTTTTCCCTGGTTACGGCAGACTGCATATAGAAGTAAAAAGAAATTCTAGGAAGGGTAGCTTTAGAGAACTGCTTAACTGTCTCAGTAGTTACGCTTGTATCGACGTGTACGTTGATAACCGTGACGGCACAAAAGAAAAAGTATATTCTGAAAGAGCTGTACTTTGCACCAATGAAGAATATGACGATTGTTTAGTAAAAAGAATTAGCCCTTATAAGTCTGAATGGGGCGATAAAATCGAAATAGAGATAGAACCGTGCGAAGAGGAAGATACGCAGGGAGGAAAATAGATGAAACTGGTCGATTTACTCATGTCGTTGGATGCGATGACGAACATATTTGTTGAGTGGGATAATGGTGGGACTGTTTGCGACACGCAGGCATATATTGCAATGGCAGGGGATAGTTCGCTCTCGGAAGATACCATGAGCGCAGAGGTGACAGGCATTCAAGTCTGCATGAATAGAACGAATAACAGCGAATATGATTCTGAATGCGGTGTGCTGATCCCTGAATATATTATCGGGTTGCATATAACAATATCAGATAACCCTCCATGGGGCGCAAAAATAGAAGTTGAGTGAGTAGGAAGGAGAAACAAGAATGGCTACATCAAATGATTCTAACAATGGGTTTAAAGTAGGCGATATTGTTTACTACCCAATGTGGGGAAGAGGGAAAGTGTGCTACGTTTCCAAGGAGTTAGATAGATCCATCGGTGTCAAGTTTGACTCTGGCGGGCTCTATAGCTTTTACCCATGGCAACTTTCCAAGACGCGTCTGGGCAGTTTTTTTGCTTTAGGATGCGGGGTATCCATCGTTTTAGTAGTGGTAGCGGTCTTTTTAATCGCATGTCTTATATCTTTCATACCTGTTTTTGCAGGGCTTAAATACATTTTTGACTAGGAGGAGAAAATGGGAGAACTAAAAGAACCCACGGAAAAGCAGAAGGCGGAAGGTGCTAAATATATAGAACAGATGAGGGCAATGTTGCTGTATGATCTTTTAATCAAAACTAATCCCAAAACGTTAGTGTACGTCTACGATAGTCATGGCCACGCCCTGCTTTTTTACGATTTCCTTGGTAATTGGTTTTACGACGATGTTCTTGCGGGGAAAGAATGGGAAGTTAAGTATTGGAAGCGCGATAGAAACGGCGACGAAGTGAGGGTGTATGTCACACCGATAAAGAAAGAGCAGGAAGAGGCGATGAGGAATGAGACTTGAAGAACTTCTGCAGGAATAGGAAAAGGTGAGGCAAATATGAGAAAAGATGTGAAATGTCGAAATACCCCGACATCCGCAAAAGTAAGGCGTTATGTCCTTGAATCTTATGAACTCTTATATGGGCGCATTTTCACGTGGGGCATGAAGCAGTTATTTACTAGGCGACTGTCAAAGAAATATTTGAAGGCAAAGAGGTTAAGCAAACTGCATAAGAAAGGGGATGGCAAAGAATGAGTAAGAAACAGCTAGTGCAAGCAGGTTTGCTGGCGGCTATGATTGCCGGGTTGTTTGAGTATTTGATGTTTTACCACGCTTGGTTGCTAATCATGGGAATTTGCACTTTAGGGATATTTGCTTGCATCTTCTTCTTGGTAGTACTTGTGTGGACGAAGGGCGCGATTCTTCCGAACCCATATCCATATTGCCACGTGGTATTAAAGAAGAGAGGGAAAGAAGATGAATAAAGTATTCAACGAAGGAGAGCCCGTCTATTCGCCTAAATTTGGGAAGGGGTTCGTTTTAGGCGTCGATGTCGCTAAAGCGACAGGACGGTATCACGTGTTAGTGAGGTTTGAAGGGCTAGGCGACGTGCCATATTTTTGTGACGGTAGCCGCTACGGACGCGCACGCCCGAGCTCGGAGGACATTGCGATTGAAGCAGAATGGCGAGAGATAGAAGAATCATAAGGAGGATACGAATGAATAAGAATATGTTGGAATTTTACGGAGTGCTGGCGAACCTCAACATCGCAAAGGAAGAAGCTGCTGAGCTTATCCATGCTATCTCAAAGTGGGAACGAGCACACGGCGTCGGGTACAAAACAGATACCACGCCAGAGAAAGCGAAAGAGAACCTCATTCAGGCGGTGGCGGATTGTCAGAACGCACTGGATAGCATGGTCTATTCACTGCTTTTAGATAGAGATGCGATCAAGAAGAAAATCGAGGAAGCTGATGAAAGAACAGAGCGGCTTTATGGGAGGAAGGTATGAAGTATCATACGATTTATGCTGACCCACCATGGGCGGAGAATGGGGGAGGTGGGCGTGGGGCTAATGCCCATTATCCGCTTATGGAAGCGAAGGAGATTATAGCCCTTGCGCCGATGGTGAAGGAGCTGGCGGAAGATAATGCCCACCTGTACCTCTGGGCTACTAACAATTTCCTTCCTGACGCCTTGGCAGTCATGAAAGCGTGGGGGTTCAGATACGTTACCACGATCACGTGGATGAAAGACCGAATAGGGCTGGGACAATATTTCCGCGGACTGACTGAACACTGCTTGTTTGGTATCCGCGGGAAGCTTCCCTACAAAGTCATAGATGGAAAGCGGCAGCAAGGAAAGACGGGATTCTTTGAGAAGAAGCGGGAGCATTCGAGAAAGCCCGTTCAGATGCGAGAAATGATAGAAAAAGTAAGTTACCCGCCGTTCATTGAATTGTTTGCCCGCGAACGGTTCGAGGGGTGGGATGCATGGGGGAATGAAATATGAATTGGAAAAAAGAACACAGCAGATCCTTCGATATGTGTTTCTGCAATTCCGATTGTACAAACAAGTCCTGCGACAGATGCAAGAAAAGCAAGCATTTCGAGGCACTACAAGAATACATGGAGCGGTATAAATACTATCGTTATGCGGTTTCTGACTTTAGTTATAAATGCGAGGAGTACAAACATGAGTAAAACAAAAATGCTTCCGCTCGACGATCTGATGGAGCAGATGATTATCAGCGCGGAGCGGTACGCGTTGGGGAGAATGACATACATTGTGAGCGACACAGTTGGCTTCATTCTTCCACTAGTGCCGCACTTAGGCACTAACACGCTGCATGTGTTAGATACAGATTTCCGGTGCGCAGAAGCTGAAAACAAACGGCGCGATGATGATTTTGCTGGCATGGGCTTTGACGTCTGGGGAATGGACTACGATAAGAAACGGTGGTTTGACCTCTGGGGAGCTGTCAAAGGGGAACTCAAAAGGAGAAGAAGTGAGAATGAAACTTAGAGACTTGATCGGGATTTTGATGACAAAAAACTATGAAGGAATCGAGATATACGACGCTGAGAATGTCAGGCAAGAGCGCGGCATGCTGCTTTATGCTCGCAGATGGGATGACAGAGACGTTCAGGAACTGCCTGACGCCTTACTTGATCGAGAAGTCGCCGCGATTTACGGAGACTTAGACTACACTCGCTGCATTGATGACATTTTCGATACGCCTGACGCCGTAACTGTCATTGAATTGAAAGGAGAAGCAGATGGAAACAAGTCTGTATAACTGTATCGAATATGTGTCTACCCTGATCGTGATTTTAGTTTTGGGCTTGTACTACATGTACATTAAGGGAGGAAGATAATGGCGGATGATATTGCAATCGGGTTCGTTGCCGCGTGTGCATTCGTAACTGCCTGCTTTTCCGGGCTATCTTACTATGTACTGCGTGACATTTTGGAAAAGACCGGGGCTTTCGTTGTGATAGTCCCGGACGCGAAGGAGGATAATCATGAGAAAGTTTAGCAAATTGGATCAGTGTATGAAATCGGAATTGCCGATCCGCGCGACGAAGCATAGCGCAGGGTACGATTTTTATACCGCCGTGCCGGTAGAAATCAAGCCAGGCGAGAAGCGTGTTATACCGACTAATATAGCGGTAGAGATGGAGGAAGATGACGTTTTACTCATCTTCCCACGCTCTAGTTACGCTATTAAATTCGGGCTGGAGCTTGTTAATTCCGTTGGCGTGATCGATGCAGATTACAAGGACCAGATCTTTATCTGCTATTGCAACACTGGAGATGAACCATTTTTTATAAAGCGCGGGGATCGTATCGCGCAGGGAGTTTTCGTCAAGTTTTTTAAGACTGATGATGACAGTGCAAGCGGAGAAAGGCGTGGAGGCGTAGGATCGACAGGTGTATGACCTTGGAGAAGGGGCTCTAAGGTCGGTTAGGTGGCACATCGCCAACTATCACAACATCAGAAAGGCAGTTTACGAAAAGAGACTAGAGATGAAACGGAGAAGCGGCGCACCTGAACGACGCTCGCAGGGATTTGTATCGGACCCGACGCAGACGGAAGCATTAAAAAACCTCACGCCCTTGAGGATGGTAACGATATCAGGCGGCGAGGTTCAGAAACCGGAAACGTGGATAGCCGCGATTGACAAAGTTATGAACATGCTGGAGCGGCACGATCAGCGTATTATCGAAGTATCATTTTGGGAGCATCACACGTGGCAAGCGTCCGTAGACGCCCTGCACATGGACAAAATGACGTACTACAGACGCCGCGACAAACTCATGACACTATTCGCTATTGAGTGTGCGGCGCGCGGACTAATTCGTATTTAGAGCAATATAAAAGCGGCTATCGTTCTGTAATGATAACCGCTTTTATTTTAGTTCTCTCTCTTTCCCCGTTTTCACGGGAATAGCAAATAAATAGCAGGTGGGATGGAGCTGATGCGGTTCAGCCCCTCAGAAACCTTAAATGACGCCCCGGTCGTGAAGGCTTGTGTAGATGCCGTCACCGATGATTACATGGTCGAGGACTTCGCAATCTACAAATTTTGCGGCTTCCGCGAAGTTTTTCGTGAGTTCTATATCCTCTTTCGACGGTTCAGGATAGCCGGATGGGTGATTATGCACGAGGATTAAGCCGTAGGCTTTATATCGAATTGCCCACTTCATCGCTTCTTTTACGTCAGCGGGTGCGGCGTTCAGCCCGCCGATGCTGATTTCTTTCCAGCCTATCAGGCGGTTTTTAACATTTGTATAGGCGACACAGAAATGCTCCTGCGTCTCATGTCGGAGCCGCTCCATGAAGAAGCGAGAAACATTTTCAGGGTTTCCAAAGTTTTCACGAGTGCGCTTGTCATATGCGGAATCGAGACGCTTTCCCAACTCAATCGCCGCCGCCACCTTGATCGCCGCCGTTTTCGTCAGTCCGGCAGATACTACGAAATCACGCCAGTCCGCGGACGAAAGCGCGGTGTATTCGCCGCCGTAAGCGTCCACGCATTCACGAACCACGTTCCCTGCTTTCGTGAGTGACTTTTCAGCGTCACCGCCGATGATGATGGCGAGCAGGTCGTACAGGCTTGCTACTTTCGCGCTTACCTCAAATCTGTTTACCGGGTAATCTTCTTTCAGTAGTTTCATTTTTATTCTCCCTTCCGGTGGAATGTTCCACCGATAACGTACATATCTATTGATGTGTCCATTTCCGCGTCTCTGATAACGCGGTCAACGTCTGCCGTATCAAATGTTTCCCAGTGGTCCATGAAGCGGAAGCCAGGAAACGTATAATGGACGGATACAGTGGTCATTTAGTCCCCCTCATCTCAGGATAACTTCTGCGTCACCCATGCAGTCGAAGCCCCAAGCGGACGCAAGCTCGCGGCATGCTTCCTCATAATCAAGGAAGTGGGCAGTAATGCCCTCTGCGCCTGCGAACGGTACGACCACGGTAAGGTCGGGGCAGGAGAAGTAACCGTAGAAGTCGGCGGCTTCTTTTGCGAGAATTTCCGCAGCGTCAGCGGATTCCGCAGTGACAACGAGGGCGCCTTCGTATCCGGTGCCGTCAAAAAAAGATACTTTGTAATTATTCATTTTCTTACTCCTTCCTTCCCCGTTAGGGGAAAATCGAAAATATATAAGTGGGGTGGGACTGTTCAGCACAGTCCCCTAGAAGCTATTTGTTATGCGTTGCGGTATATCGTGACGTCGTAGCCGGATTTATCGCTATTCGGCGAAAATAACATTGAGAATACGCCGTCCGTCATGATGTAGCTACCATATTCGAAGTAGTAGTAACTTTTGTCTCCGTCCGGCAATACTCGGCAGAAATACGAACTCCGCTTATGCAGTACCCCTGCGGTATTTGCTGGAAGCTCGAGGTGCATTGCCCATTCATATTTTGCTTTGTCTTCCCATTTTTTCATGAACCGCGACACATTAGCCGCGTCCATGTGTGCGTTCCCAAAGAACGTGATAGGCTTTCCGTCGTGCATGTTCATCCATTTCGCCCTGCTGATTTTTTCAAACATTTTGTACCTTCTTTCTCCCCTGACGGGGAATGCATATTATTCGAGGATGGGGTGGGACTGATTGAGGCTCAGTCCCCTAGAAGCCTCACCAGCGGCAAATGAAGCGCGGATCGAAGCAGCGACCGCTTGCCGTAACTGCGAATTTCTTCCCAAGGTTTCTTTCCACGATTGCTCGCGTGCATTCGCCTGCAACGATGTTTCCAGCACGGTCGTACTGATTATCGAGTACCCACTTATCGCGAGCATCGCGGGTATCGAAGCATCGGAACTCATATCCGTTTCGCCCTGGACCACCGAAAGATTCATAGGATACATAAATTCCGTAGGCGTTGTATTCTGCGTAGTAGTGTTTCATTTTGTTTCCTCCTTTTCGAAAGTTTCACGAAGCACATCGCACTCGCCCGCGATGTACGCGATTTTTGATGCGATGTAGTCAAACTCTGGACCATGCTTCGTGCTGTGCTTTGCGTCACTCTCGATGTCTGCCGCCATGTCGCGGAGAGTTTCAGCAACTTCGTTAAGTCTTACGATTTCAGCGGTTAATTCGAGTTCTTCATCTGTAGTCATGATGTTCCTTCTTTCTCCGCCGTCTGGCGGAACTCTGCGCTGTACTTCAACGCTTGTTTGATGTTGACTACATGATACAACAGTAAAAAGGTGTTGTCAACAACAGAATAGAGTAAATCGTGAAGTTCATGAAAACTTTATACTTTTGACAACATGAAAACGTTGTGATAATATAGAGAAAATGCCGATAATATCGGAAGAAAGGGGGTGTGAGATATGGACGACAAAGCATTATATCTGTTTATAAAGTGCAGGCTGCTCGAGAGTAAGACGAGCGAAACAAAGTGCGCTGAGATGATAAACGTCAATCAGCAGAATTTTAATAGACGACTTCGAGCGGGAACGCTTCGCGCGCTGGAGCTAGTCAATCTGTTAAATGCGTTAGGATACAGCGTTTATGCGGAGAAAGACGGCGAAAGAGTAGAGATTAAGTAATACATATATAGAGAGAAAGCCCCCGATCACACGGTCAGGGGCTATTTTATTCGATAAAGTCGGGAAAGTTTGCGAAATTATGCGAATTTATCGGGTAAAACTATGCTATAATAGTATCGTAGAGTAGTGTATAAGATAGTCTATATATATCGCTGTATATATAGAGATATAAAAACGTCTGCGTACTGGAGAGAGTAAATCTCCGGTAAGCAGGCGTTTTATAATGTTCGCTTTCGGGTTCCAGGCTTCGAGCTTCAGAGAGTGCGGAGCAGAGAGCTTCGGGCTTCACGGCTTCCAGAGTTTCAGAGGACGGAGAGCAGAGAGCTTCAGAAGGCGGAGCGCGGGAACAGAAGCGTAGAGCGGAACGGAAGGGACGGAAGGAGAGGTGAGAGCAGATGCCGCGGGCGAAGTACTTAGATTGGGAAGAAGAAGATAAGCTAGAGCAGATACGAAAATGGGTTAAAGACGGACTATCAGATAGCAAGATATCGGAGCAGATGGGGATAACTAAGTCGCTACTCAGCGTCTGGCGGAGAAAGCGTCCGAAGATACGGCTGGCATTGACTAGATTAGTAATCATGGACGACGGAGCGAAGGTAGATAAACATGACTTGAATCATGCTGGCGGACGAAGAAAGTTGAATAACGTTCAAGAGCTGAAGCAGAAGATAGAGAGCTGGATAGCAGAGAAGCAGGAAGCGGATGAAGTCATGACTAGAAGCGGTCTATGCTTGTATCTCAATATAAGTAAAGACACGATGAACAAGTACATGCATGAAGTAAGCAAGCAAGACACCGTACTCGAACGCAGCGAAATTGACGGAGAACTGCACTCTCTTACTATTGCCGATTTACTAAAACGCGCGAATCTCGCGATAGAATCGGACCTGGAGCGCCGCATGATAAGCGGTAAGGGCAATGTAGCAGGCATCATCTTCGACCTCAAGAATAATCATGGATATGCTGATAAGTCCGAAGTAAGTACGGTAAATACCAATGCTAAGACGGTATCCGATGAAGATATAGACAAGCGTATCGCAGAGTTGATAAACAAGTCTGAGGTATTCCGCCGGAGCAGTTGAGATGATATAAAATGATAGGTTTATGCAGAATCATACATAAAAGTATCATACAAGCACGGCGATCTATCTCACTTTCTGCATAGTCATTCAGAATGGGTAGTATTCCAGACTATCTCCAGCGGATGAGAGCATCTCCGGCGGATAGGCTATGGGTATGCGTCCGGCGGTGCGGATAGGTATATGAGTATGTGCCCGTGGGCAGTCAGGCTATGCGGTCATGGGTCATATGGGTATGGCGTGCGTGGCATGGGTGGCTATGAGTATGGCATGCGTGCTATTGGTGGCTGGCTATGGGCGTGTGCGTGGGGCATGGGGCGTCTGTAGGGGTGGTAGGAGTCCCATGGCTATGGCAGGGTGAGGGGGCGAGTGGGGTCCCCATACAAAGGAATCTATTAGATGTATTCCCCAATCTGGAACCCTAAAGAATCAAAAGGAGTCCCTATTCTGATCCCATAGAGCCGCATAGTTCATCAGATTTCGCAAAATGCAATTTCCCGAAAAATAATAAAAAATAAAAAAGAGGTGCAGCTATGCCGAGGTATGTAATAGATGGTGATTGGAATGGAATGGTTTCGCCGGGGAATATAGACCTAGATAGTAGGCCTGTAGTGAAGATGCCTAACGGAGAGTACGCAACAGTACGATCTGCTTCATTTACCATGCCTGATGGCTATGAATACTTATTGCCAACAATCACGCAAGACGGAAGGGCTTTATGGTGGGCTCCCGACATTATCAATTACTATCGCAAGACTGGGCAATATCTGGGAAAATTCAAAGATGCCGATTCAGCTGATGCTTATGCACAAGCACTACATGAATCGCAAGAAAAACAATATGCAGACTTGTGGAAGAAAATGAGTAGCTAAGGAGGTGCAAACATGACACAAGGAATTAAATTCATCGAAACATACGAACATGACGATTACTGTAGCCAGCTGTATGATGCAGTCAGCGAATACGAATCGCAAGGCTATACGGTAGAGATTAAGCCTCAAGTAGAAATAGAAGCCGACCATGACGAATTTAGCGGCAACGTGAAAGACGCAAAACACCTGTACACGGCACTTGTGATTGCAAGTGACAAGAGAGCAAGGGAATGACAGATGCATTTCTTGTGTATGGGTTGACGGTGGCTTTCCTATTGGTTTATTCAGCTATAAGGTGAACATATGCTAAGCAGGGCGGAAAAAGAAGAGCTTCTCACATTGATGGAGACGAAGGCATGGAAGAATGACACTTGGGCGTTTATCCGTGGAGCTTGTCTTACGATGGATGAAGCTGACGAAGGGAAGGTAAAGAACTTTCCTGATAAAGAATACTTAAAACGCATCTGCTATCTGGCAGAGAGCGAGAAAATTCTTTGTATACCGAAATCAAGACGTATGATGATGACTTGGTGTTGTCTTGCCATATGCTTATGGGAAGCGATGTACAGGGAAAACCAAACCATATTCATACAGTCAAAGAAATTCGATGATTCAGCCTATTTGATGGGCGAAAGCCGATTCATGTTTATGTACAACAATCTGCCGCATAACCGCCACCACTTCCCTAAGCTAGAGAAGAAGATAAGCTCAGAGAAGGGCTACAGCTTCCTTCGATTCAGCAATGGTACGACCATCTTTGCGGTGGCAGAAGGTGCTGACCAGCTCCGACAATACACTGCATCGCGTGTATACTGCACAGAAATGGCTTTCTGGGACAACGCCGAGGAAACATGGATGGCTCTTAGACCTGTTATTCAAGGCGGCGGGCGTATCCTCATCGACAGTTCAGCGAACCCCGGCTTCTTCTCGAAGATAGTCAACGAAAACATTAACGGGATTGAAGATGAACAGGCGATAGAGAAACACGAAGAGATTAAAGGTCTCACAGAATACAGGAGAAACGGGGCTTACATTGCGAGGGTTCACTACACCGCCGACCCGGACAAGCGAGACCCTGAATGGATAAAAGAGCAGAAAGAAGGCTCTACTGCCGCAGGGTGGGAGCGAGAATACGAAATCAACTGGGACGTATCGCTCGAAAAGCCCTACTATCCAGAGTTCAGATACGACTACCATGTAGCAGGAAGCCCATTGAGACCCGACAAGCGGAGACCCTTAGAGCTAGGCTTCGACTATGGACTTACCCCTGCTACCATCATCTGTCAGACGACTGCAAAGGGACAGATTCTTGTTCTTAGAGAGTGTCAGTCATGGGATGTTGGTATGAGAAACCACGCCAAAGCCCTGAAAGCCGATTTAGCGGCATACTACTATGGATTCTCGCTGAATTGCGTAGGTGATCCGGCAGGTAATCAGCGTTCACAGGCGGATGAAAAGACTGCCAATCAGATACTTAGAGATGATTTTGGATGGTATGTTCAGCCGGGTGCATTGTCGCAGACAGAACGTGCAGAAGCCGTGCGGTGGTTCTTAACCAATATGACGAGCGATGGAAAGCCGATGCTTTTGATCGACCCGTCATGTACATGGATCATAAGAGCCTTGACGGGCGGCTACCACAGAAAGAAAGTAGGAGAGAGACTTCTTGACGAACCTGACAAGAACGAATACTCGCATATCATCGACTGCCTTGCTTATGTTTGTGCGAAGATATACGCACAGACAAAGAACCCATGGCAAAAAGCATGGCAAGATGCACGGAAGAAAGGCCGTATCCGTAAATGGGGGAAGATGTAATGGAAGCTAATGCAGTCATGGCTCTTGCCCCAAGGGGCGAGGAAGTCAGCTTAAAGACGCTAAAGAAGAAAGAAATCGACAAAATTATGAGGGCGGTCACTGATGGAAAGCAAGCTGCCAACGACTACTACAAGTCCTCGATTGAGCCGAAAATTCTTGAAAGAGAAGAAATTTATAATGCCACCAAAGGTCACTACAGAAAGAAGTTTGCACGGCTTTCTGAAATGTCTGACTGGGTATCAAGAGATGTTAAAACCTCCATCGACTGGATTATTCCGCAGGTCATGGAGGTTTTTACAGGTTCAGACAAACCTGTAAGCGTGCAGGCTCGCAACATGGACAAGACTGATGCGGCGAAGAAAACAGAAATGCTGATTCAGTATCAGCTCGACACGAAGAACGACTACACCACCTTTTGCAATGACGTTTGGACAGACTCTCTTAAACTTAACTACGGCGTCGCCAAGGTTTGGTGGAAGCACGAAGAAGAACATGTGCCGATGCAGGTCATGATTAGCCCGATGGACTATGAAATCATGAATCAGCTTTCCAATGCCGCTGCCGCAGGTGACATAGAAGTCACCAAAATCAAGAAGGTGAACGGCGGTTATTACAATGTCGAATACAACGAGATTCGCGTGACTGACAACTACCCCGTGATTGAAAGGGTGCCGCCGTCGGAGTTCCGGTTCACGCCGGATGCATCGTCCATCAATGAGTGCAAGTTTGTAGCCCACAGAAAGATTGTAAAAGGGGACTACCTGAAACGCAGAGAACGTGACGGCGTGTATGAAAACGTGGATGAAGCGTTGAAGAACGCAGGAGACACCAAATACACACAGTACGACACCACGCATAACAGAGGGCTTTCTTCCAGAGCTTATCAGCTTACAGATGCGGACAATGCATCCAAGGACGTAGAGCTTTATGAGTGCTATGTAGACGTAGACTATAACGATGACGGCATCTATGAAAAACTCATCGTTCACACGGTGGGCGACAGTGAAGTGCCACTCAAAATACAGACGAACAACTTCAAGAGAGTGCCGTTCTTCGTAAACTGTTCCGAAAGAGACCCGCAGGTCATCTTCAACGAAAAGGCGGGGTTTGCTGATGTTGTAGAGCAACAACAGGACTTAAAGACGGCAGTTATTCGTCAGATGATAGTCAACATCGCAAGATGCAATAGTCCTCAAATGGCGTTTGACCAAGCTAATGTAGACGTAGAAGCTCTTCTTGATAACGAAGATTTAGTCCCTACCAACGGGATGCCAGGAAACCTCATCTATCCGATTTCCACGCCGCCGATGAGTTCAGCGACCATGAGCCTTGTAGACTACGCGCAGAACGAGATTGAAGCGCAGACTGGTTCAACACGGTACAATCAGGGGCTTGATTCCGAATCCCTGAACAAGACCGCAACGGGCATCACAAGCATTATGGGACAGGCAGAGAAACGTCAGAAGAACATGGCGCGTCTGTCTGCCGAAAACTTCTTCAAGCCTATATTCCGCTTCTTAATCCAACTCAATCAGCAGTTTGGCGATTCCGAGCAGATGATTAGGGTAGGAGACAAGAACGTGTCTATCTCAAGCGCGGACATAAACGTGGATTACGACCTTGTGCTGAATGTGGCGCAGGGGGCAGGAACGAAAGAGGCGCGTATCAACTACCTGATGGTACTCATCAATCAGATATATCCAGTATTCGCACAACAGGGAATTGTTGATGAAAACAGCTGGTATGTAGCAGGTAAGACGCTTCTTGAGGAAATGGGACTGACAAACGCCGAAAAGACGCTGATAGATCCGACGAGCGAACAATTCAAGCAGGCACAGGCGCAGAAACAACAGTCGCAGCTCGCGATGATGCAGGCACAACAACAGGCAGAAATCGCTGCGAAGAAAGCATTGGTGGACGCGAAAGCCGCCGCCGATATAAGAAAGAGCGGCATCCCGAAGGTATCCGCAGGGCTGAACGACCTGCCGCCTGATGCGATAGCCGAGATATTGAAGAAGATGAACCTTCCTGCAAGTCCTAGAGGAATGGCTCTTAGGAGACCAAATGGATAAGATGACTAGCCGCGAACGGGAAAGACGTTTGCAAGAGATGATAAAGAAGGGGAAAAGTGCGGAGACGCTTTCCTCTTTTTTGACGGAGTTCCAAAAAGCAGAGGAACACGCCGCATTATATGCGCTTCTTCACACATCAAAAGACCCGAACGCCATACGCGCTGATTTGCGTGCGGCAAAGAGATTTATAGACAACATGATTGCAATCATAAACACAGGTAAGATTGCGGAGTCCAAATTGGAGGATAACTAATGCCAGAGAACGAAACGCCGGTAGAATCCACTCCGGCAGAATCTACGCCAGTAGAAATCCACGAAACACCCGCGGAAGAAAGCCCCCGAATGGGACTTCGCATTGACGAAAGAACAGGCAGGAAGGTCGTAGAGACTATTCCTGGCGGCGTGGAGACAAAAGAGCCGGAGAAAGTCGAACCGACAGAAGAACCACCGGCAGAACAGCCACAGGCAGAGCAGCCGCAGGATCAACCGCAGGTTCAGAAGCCGCAATTCTATTCGCCTGCCGAGCTTTCCCTTGCTATTCAGATGGGGCAGGTGGACGAGAGCAAGATACCGCCTGAATATCAGCCGCAGTACCTCGCCATGAAGCAGCAGAACGCCCCGAAGCCACCGCCGCAGAAGAGCGAAGCTGAGCTCCGTAATGAGTTCCTCGATGCGGTCAATAAGGCGGCGCATGACAAAGCTATGAAAGATGTCGGCATCACCGAAGACGAATTGGCTATGGGCGAATTTTCCGACAACGATGAAATTCAAACCAAAGTATCCAGATACAAAGCCGCGCTTGACGTAGCCCGCTCCCAAATCATCAGCGGATATAGCGAACAGGTTCGCATTGAGCAGATGAAGGCGCAGCAGGAGAACGAGTTTAAGAAGGGCGTGGCAGATTGGATTAACGAGCAGAGAGCCGCAGAGCCGAATTTCGATGAAATCGGGTTCTTTATGCAGGAGCATTACAAAACGATGCCCTACGAAAAAGCGGCTACCATAGCTCCGGCTATTCAGAAAGCCATGCAGGGAAAACTTGACCCGCAGTCTGCCGAAGTGGTAAGAAGCTACTACGAAGATTGCAGAAAAGAGTTTTACGCAAAGAAGAACGGCACATCTACTACGCCATCGCCGCGCTCCCCATCCGTGGAGAGAAAAGGCACGGGGCAAGACGTTGTTAAGCCAATCGACTATGCAGAGCAGCTTAGATCTGCGCCTGCAAGAGATAAATCTAAGATTGTAGAAGCATGGCTTAGTTCCATGAAGCGGTAAACACACTTTTGTGTTTATATATATTCAGTTCCTGTAATTACTACCAAGGAGGAAAATAATGCCACAGGACGTAACAAGAAAACTGGGACCATCTAGTTCCCAGAGCGTAACCTATGAATCGGTAGGTCAAGCGGAAGATTATTCCCCGATACTCTATAATATCGACCCGACCTCTACCCAGATTCTTTCCCGACTGCCGGAAGGCAAGGAAGTCACCGCCACTGATACCATGTGGATGACCAAACGCCTTGAGCCGCCGAGTGAAAACGCCCACCTTGAATACGAAGAATACAAGTACCACAAGGTAGGTTCTATCGAAGGGCTGAAAAACTACGTTCAGTTCTTCCAAAACACTGGTCTCATTTCTGACGTACAACGTAAAGTCAAGAAGATTTACAATGTACCGCAGGGCGATGCTATGAGTGAAGCCAAGACCGATGCGTTTACCAAGCAGGCACTTGATATTGAATACGCACTTATTACCAATGACAAGGCTCGCATAGGAGGCGAAACCGTAGCCCCTCTCATGGGCGGTATTCCGTACTTTATGGATCTCGATACCCTTGATGTAACGGTGGCTGCAGAAACGGGCGTATTCACCACCACCAAAGAACATAACCTCAAGACTGGCGATTTTGTTTACTTCATCGGCAAGAAAATGCCTGCCGGTATGAAAGCGGGTGCCGTTTACTACGTAAGACTTGATAAAGCCAACCCGAAAACCGCATTTACTATTTACGACAAGATTCAGGATGCTGTACGCGGCGGTGATTCCGTGACCACGCAGGTAAAGCCGACCGACGCAGGTGCCGAGGTCAAGATTGTTAAATCCAACGTCAAGTCTCTTGGCGGAGCTGCACAGTACACCCTCGATGATATTGACGATGTAATGGCAATGGCAGCGAACCGCGGTGGTAAACCAACTGATGCCTACATGTCTATGGAAAATAAACGCCGCTTCTCCAAACTTGTTTCGGCGATGGCAACCACGCAGCGTCAGCCGAAAACCCGTTACGGTTCGGAAGTCGCAGATACTTACGAAACCGACGGCGGCGTAGTCACTGCACACTCCCATCGTATGTACAACTCCGATCGTATTGATATTTACGATTTCGACTACTGGGAACTCCGTTACTTTGAAAAGCCGCATGAAGTCAGCGGATTGGACAAGACCGGCACCTATGATAAATTCGTACTGGAAACCAAACTGACACTCCAGGCATCTCAGCCGAAAGCGTCGGCGTCCATCATCGGAATCAAGAGATAAAAGCAATATGTTTTAGTTAAAGTGAAGGGAATGACTTAGCGTTGTTCCCTTCTTTTTTATTTATGGGGTACTGAAATGATTACCAAGCAGGAAATACGGCTGGAAGATGATGGGACTTGCTACCTTAGAAATACGGTAGATCTGTCAGGGGCTATCGCCCAAGCCAAGGAATATGATGAGATGGGCATGGGGAATGGCAAGAACGGCTACATGCTAGGTGTCATTCCAGAAGAAATGTACCAGTTTGACCCATGGCTTAAAGAAGCTATGGCGAGGAAGAGAGAAGGGGACATGGCAGGGTATACCACCTACATGCTGAAATTCTTCAAGGTTCATCAGGCACTTGCCGTAAACCATAAGAAATGCATGTGGCATGGGTACGCCGTGCCTCTTATTACAAAGGATTCAGCAAGTCAAAGGAAACCCGATGCGCTGAATCAGCTTTTGGAGACAGTATGATAAACGTCAAAGACATTATTCAGTCCGTGCGCTTCAAGCAGAAAGACAATAATGAGGTCAAGTTTTCTGATTACGACATTATCCAGTCTCTCAATGAAGCTGTGCGCTATATCAACAGAACCTTTGCACTAAAGAACAGTGATTTCCTTGAAAAAGAGGTAGAGTACCGCCTTGATGAAATCAACGAAAAGATTGACAAGGAGAATGAGACGGCAGAGGAGAAGAAACCTCATGTCGAATACAGTGATGGATTCGATTTGCCGGAAGATCTGCTCTCTATTGTTTCCATCGTCACTATCAGATTCCGATACCCTCTTCACCCATGCCCTGCACAGAAGAAACCATGTCACCACGAGTTCAAAGTGCTGAATGGGAAACTATATGTGCTTGAGGACGTAGCCCTTCTATACAGATATTCTGTCAAGGCGGTCAAGACAGACGATGTATTGGAGCTTCCCGATATATTCTTAGACCTTATAGTCAAACTGACAGGCATGATACTGAATCAAAATCCGCAGGAAGATATTATGGCAGAAGCCAACAAGACACTCGCTGAAGAGCTTATTCCTGTAAGACGATACGCCAACAGGCGAGTGTTCCCGATATGGAGGGTATGATGAAGGTAAAAGATGCTATAGCACGGCTTAAATCTGCCACCCACGACATATCTGACGAATACTCTACCGATGCCTGCCTTGAGTTTATAAACACAGCCATTCAGCAGGTGGCAAGTCTTTTAATAGCCGCCAAATGGCCCGTGCTTGCCAAGGAAACCATTATCAGGGACGGAGATAAGCTCCCTCATAACTATATGGGTGCGTGCGGCACATACCCAATTCGCATGACAAGCAATGTAGCAACCATCACCGACGGAAGCGACAGTGTGAGATTCAGGTATTTTGCCACGCCAGACCTTGTTGGGGAAGATGATGATTTCCCGTTTGACCACGAAGCAATCAACGCGGTAATACTTCGTAGTGCGATACTCCTTGCCTTGAACGAAAATGAGTATGATGTGACGCAGGATAGCAGCATCATCAGCACGCTCGAACAGGCTATCAGTGCAGGAATGTCATGAGTGAAAAAGAGAAAGTCTACATAGAAGCCCCTGACCTCCCCAACGTAGTACAGGGAGATGGGCGATATCTGATGACGCAGTTAAGGCGGTATCTCGCCTCAATCGCCGAACAGGTAAACCTCGCCAACGGATTCAAGGCAAATGAGGAAATAGGGAGTTCAGGGATTGCCCCACCACCAAACTTTACGCTTACATTTTCCGTAGAGGGCGGCGTGTTCAAGTGGAGCGACCCAACGTACTACAACAAGCTCGCCTACTATGAAGTGCGGACGAATACCGCAGTCGGCACTTTGTCAGGACTTCTTGAGAGAACGACCAATAACTACTCTTATAAGATGCCTGCATCTGCCGTAGGCACGGCATATCTTTATGCAGTCCTGCAGGACGGAACGGCGTCTAACGGTTCGGCATTGCAGTATAGCAAGAAACGCCCTGAAAAACCGCAAGACATAAACATGTCAAAGAACGCGCAAGGCACGCTGATAAACTACACCTTCATCCCCCTTGACTGCATCGGAGCGCACATATATGTGAACGGCATCATGTATGAAACGCAGGATAACTGGATGCTTTACACGGAAGACGCCGACCAAATCAGCGAGATAGCTGTAGCCTACTACGACAGTTTCGGAGAAGGCGAAAAGGGTTATCTGTATTGCAAAATACCGCAGGTTCAAGATTTCATCGTAGAAAGAAACGGCGCAGTTCTTGACTTCTATTGGAGAAGCGTTGGCGTGCAGGGGGCGGGATACACCGTCCGCGCTTCAACCACGCACTCATGGGAGAACGGACTTGAGATATTCAAGACAGAGCTATTGAAGAAGAAAATGGAATACCCGAACACAGGGGATATTTATTTCTTAATCAAAGCATACGATGAACACGGAAACTTCTCTCAAAAGGCATCGTGGTTTCTTTTGAAAACCGTGCAAGACCAGCAGAAGAATGTCATCGTCGATTTTGATGAACATCAGACCTTGTACACAGGCAATAAGGTTGGCACTTACTACGATGCGGTGGCACATGGGCTCAGGCTTTCAGAAGGCGTATTCAAGGGGGAATATATCTCCACGGGACACCTGCCATATACGGCAAGGGCGAGAAGCTGGTCGGATTACAAAATAGAGGGCGTCTCTAATACAGACATTGCAATCTCCGATCTAGGCTTCTCCGTCCTTGACGATCGCGCAAAGACTATCAACATGGTAGGCGGCGTGGCGGCAGACCTTGACGGCATTGAGATAAAAACTTATATCGCAGACAAGAACGCCGACAAGACGGCACTCATTGAAGCGCCGCTCGATGAGGACTTGCAGACAATGGCAGGAGAAGAGCCGACAGAGCATATCCACTGTGATGTGTTTGATTATGCAAGATGGAGCAAGGGACTAAAGCAGGACGAGCTGACACGCCTTGCGTACAATCTACATACAGGAGCTTCCACGTTCTCGCTTACGTTTAATATAAAAATCGATGACGCGCTTGAATCATGCGCCATAGCGTCTATAGGAGGGGAAAATGGGGCTCTTTATCTTCGCTATGATGATGGGCTTGTTCTTGTCGGAAGTGATGGACTATCCCAAAAACTCCCGCTAAAGCCAAGCACCATGGACATAATCACTATCGGGGTTTCGCAGTCTGATACAGAGCGCACCCTGTATGCGCTTAACAACAATGCGGTTCTTCAGGGGACAACGCAGTATAAAACCATTAAAGCGCCGCCGATCGGAATCATGACGGCGGTTCGTTTCAACAGTTGAGGTAAACATGCAGAAAGAAAATTTTAGCGTACATGGCGCAGTAACGCTTGTACTTCAAAGAAAGGACGGGGCGTGCATTGCATCCCGTCACAATAACATGATATTGAACAGCGGCATTGATTTCTTATGCAACGCCTTTGGTGCAGGTTCGTCCAGACCGGGCGTGATGAATTACATCGCCGTTGGCACCGGAACGACTGCGGTCGCTGCGGGCGACACTAAACTTGCCACCGAGCTGCTTAGAAAAGCGGCATCCTATTCTCACTCCGCAGGCACGACCAAACTTACAGTACAGACCACATTCAACGCAGGCGAGGCGACAGGCGCAATCACAGAAGCAGGCATCTGCAATGCGTCTAGTGGTGGCATTTTCTTTGACCGCGTAACATTCCCTGTGATTAACAAAGGAGCAAGCGACGTTCTCACCGTTACTTTTGAAATAACGCTGACCCGTGCTTGATATAAAAACTTACCGACATTCGTTCTTTATTGATGATGCAGACAAAATATTCATAGACAACGTGACCGACACGATAGATCACTTCGGGTTCGATGACATATACGTCAAAGATAGTGACGAACTTTCCCTTTCGGATGCAAGCAGAGAAACGACGCGATACTATAGAAGGTTTGCTCTCACGGTATCCATAAACGACGCAAGGCAAGCAAACCTTCAAAGACGTTTCTATGAAGCCATGAAAGCCAACGACACCAAGAGGATTTCCATCAGAGCATCCCACTTTGAGAGACTTCCAATCCGCGAGCTTGCAAGAAAGAGTATTAAGACCAAAAAATATGATGCTCTCACGGTATCCATAAACGACGCAAGGCAAGCAAACCTTCAAAGACAAGAAAGCATACAAGCAGCTGAATTTGTTTGGAAAAACGTGAAGGTGCTCAAAAAAGAGACGCTCTTAAATACCCTTCTCATGCGTTCGCAGAAATCTTTTGATAGATTTATCAAAGAACACATGCAAGCGATAGAAATGCCGTTTAAACGCGTTTATAAGCCATTCGCTGAAAACGCGGCTTTAAGAGATGCTAAAAAGACAAATACAATCAAGAATAGTTATGAGACGCTCTCTCCGAGGGAACACCTCGACAGGAAAGCTGCGTTTGTGCGGATGTTTGGTGAGCGATTGAGCGCAACGGATGACTATCGGCGTCTCTTTGAGATTTTCAAGAAAGAAAATCAAATCAGCATCAGAGATATTAGAATCAAGCAGACGCCTTGCGGAGTGCTTTCAGATATTGTTGTGAACAACCACGGCATAACTCTTGATGAATTTAACCGCCTTGCCAATAAAGCGTCGGGGTATAACACCTTCAGCGAGTTTAAGGTTGGCGAATACGAATACAAAGATGCGATATACAGACTTGCGATTAGAAAGAAGAACGCCGCATCCAACCCGCTTGTGTATGATTATGCAATTCATGTGGATATAGATGACGTAAAGGACAGAGGCGCGGCAGACATACCCGCGGAAGAGACGAAGGTATATTTCAACCGAACCTACTACACAACGCCTGACGTAGTAGTCAATGTGTGCGGCGGGACGGAAGGGGAGCCGGTCATTCCATATATCACCGAGCAGGGCGAGGACGATAGAGGGAAATACTTCAAAATCATTTTACGGAACGCGGCGGGGAAGGTTGTCGCGGGCAGAATTTCTTGGAATAGCAATGGGTACTAAAGTGATAGACAACGAAACTATTTTTATCATATCGGGGATACTGGGGATATGGACGTGGCTATTCAAGGCGTTTGTCATTGAATCCCTGCAAAAGTCCATAGATAATCTTGCCGACACCATAGCCGACACGACAGACAAAGTCCACTACCTCGATACGGCGGTTCAAAAGCACGGCGTGGTTATTGAGGACATAAATCACCGCGTGGAGAAACTTGAACATGAACGCTATAACTGAATTACTAAAGAAAACCATGAACAGTCTGAAAAGCAAGCAATTTGATAAACCTGTCATGAAGGTTGTCATATTCTACTTGCTTTTCGTTGTCCTGCTTCTGTTCACATGGTACGGGGCGTGGATGTATGCCTTCTATAAGACAGGCGCATCCGATTTGGATGCCTTGTCAAAATTCATAGTTATTGTTTTGGGTGCTACGGGGTTCTTCGGGTTCATTATGGCGTGCTTTGTTGATAAGAACCACAATGGAATCCCTGACCAGTTTGAGCAGCCAAAGAAAGGACCACCGCAGGATGAAAAGCATAATCGACATTTCTGACTACTCGGAAAACCTCAACTGGAACGCCATCTCGCAAAAAGAGGATGGCGTTATCATAAAGATTTCAGAAGGGCGAACTATCGCAGAGAAGTTTTTAGAGCATGTGCGAGACGCAATTTCCGCAGAGATGGAATGGGGCGTGTATTGCTTGTCTCACGCTGAAACGACAGAACGAGCAGAAGAAGAAGCTCGTAAGGTTGTAGAATTGTTGGACGAAGTAGGCGTGCCGCCTCTTCACATATGGTTTGATATTGAGCCGTTCATGTCAGACCGTGTTGATGCTGACGACCTGACCGCTATCGCGAGTGCGTTTGTCAGTGAGTGCAACGCCAATGACTACGAGTGCGGCATCTATGGAAACTATTCCTCACTGAACAAGCTCCGAACAGACTTGATGGGAGACTATATCCCCTATTGGTCGGCAGAGCCGGGAAGCGCGCAATGCGACTTCAAGGAAGAGCATCCTGAACTTACTGTGAAGGCATGGCAGTATGAGTTTGATAATACCGAATACGGCGGTGTTGCTGATAAGAATGTGTGGTGGGACGAATAATGCAGAAATTTTCTGACTTTTCTGAAAATGAGCATCTCAACGTCGGCATACCAAAGATGTATGACGATATTCTCACGGCACTTAGCAACTCTAGCGGTAACGCGTTCCCGACTACCAACCTGCAAGTCGGCATGACCTGCTATAGAACGGATTTGAAGCAAGGATACCGACTTTCTTCGTTGACCAATGGAGAACCGACATGGACGCTTTGCGAAGATTCCAACATTCCCTTCAATAACGGATATTTTGACGGAAATGGTGATGAAATAACAAAAACCTACTTAAAGCTGAAAGACAGACTTTTTTCCGTTGATTCAGACGGCGATATAGTATTGAGGTGAAACCATGCAAGACTACACACCACTTGGAAGCACTGCCACCACTACGGTGAAAGACGGCATACTGAACCACGAGAAGAACATCAACGCGCTCAGATCTACATATAGCGGCACCGCTTTCCCTACGGAAAACCTTGTAGCGGGCATGAAGTGTTACCGTACCGACCTTGGGAAAACATATACGTATAACGGGAAGGCGTGGACGGATTCAGTATCCACCTCTTCACTTACTGTATCAGGGGAAACCAGTGTACCGACACCGGCAACAACAAACAATTCTAAGACGATAGCTAATACTGAATTTGTACATGGCGTGGTAAGTGATTTAGTCAACGGCGCACCGACCGCATTAGACACATTACAAGAGCTTGCGACTGCGTTAGGGAATGATCCTAACTTCTCCACCACCATCTTGAATAAGATAGGTGAGAAGGAAAGCAAGACAGACGCGCAGATAGAGTATAAGAAACTGCAAGATAGTATAGACACGAAACAGAATTTATTGACATTTGATACAACTCCAGAATACGGAAGTGGAAACCCTGTCACCAGTGATGGGATAAAAAAGGCGGTTGACGCAGGCGGGTTACTCACATTAGATTCGGACGGAGATGTCGTACTGAAATGATAATGAGGGGTGAATAAGGAATAAAGCTGATAAAGGTGCTTGTTGGAATGTAGAAATCGGTTATTGGATTAAAGGAGCTGGTCATTATGAATGCTTTACCATCGCAGACTGATATTCTAAGCACACCTGACTTTTGGCTATTACTCTTATGTTATGAGTTTATTGGAGAAGAGAAATTCAGAGAGATTTTAGAATCTATAGAGAAAGTTTCTGATGGCGAAAATATTAACGGAGGAGAATAATATGCTTACCGCAAGAGAATACCTTAAAAGAACTAACGACAGCTTAAAAACATGTGAGTTGCATAATGTTATCTATGAATACTTAGATTGTTTGACTTTGGACACGAAAGACCCTAAAGCAAAGCGTATGTTGCTTAAACTTCATGAGTTAGACTTCGGTCCGTTCTTCGATACCGATATTGCTGTAGACGCCGTAGCCCATATGGAAAACGTGGATGGTACGACTGGGGCGCACTGGAAATTCGCAGAGGTGGAAGAAGAAGCTAAGAAGCGTCACATTGATAGACCAGCTGACTTATACTATGCCATCAATATGTTATACAGTGACCTTTCTAATATTCTTGGTAAAGACCCAGATAAGTATATTGAGGTAGCTAAAGCTCTTTATTGGGATGACCCCGACATGCCAGAAGGTAAACTGTACAAACAGTATGTAGCAACAATCTAATTCTGTATAAATGGAGGGCACATGGAACTTAAAGACACTATTGCTTTAATGAATAGCTCTGACTATAAAGATAGATTTAAAGCAGAATATTATCAAACTAAGATTCGTTATGATAAACTTCATAGAACAATTATTAAGTATGAAGCTGGTACTCTTGATTTTGAACCCACTTGCTCGTTAGAGTTACTAAAAGAACAGGCATCGTATATGGGTAGGTACTTGTACACGTTAGAAGTGCGTGCAGAAATCGAAGGGGTAAAATTGTAAGCTCTATTTCTTATATCAATAGAGAGGATATAAGAAAGGAACGACAAAAATGTTAAAGGAGATGATTATCATGAGCCCTGAACGAAGGGTAGTTAAAGAATGGCTAAGGACGGTTGACCATGAAGAGCTTGATGCGATGCTTCAAGCCGCCATCTTTACGCCCGACGAGCAAAGATATATTCACATGAGACTTATAGAAGGAATGACGTTCAAGGAGATAGCTATCGACCAGTCACTTACAAGGAAGAGTGTGGCTAGGATTGCACGGCGAATCTCTAAAAAGATGTACAAATCCGGCAGAAAACTGGGATATTTTTAGGGCTTTCGTGACACCATTCATCCCTCGCAAAGTAGGATAATACTTATAGGAGGTGGTAGGAATGTATGGATACCCAGACTACCAAACTGGAATGTACGGCGCGATACCGCAAATGCAGGATAGGCTTAACCGCATGGAGCAAGCCTGCGTGCCGCCCATCAGAGGGCGTGTGGTTACAAGCGTGGAAGAAGCGCGTGCCGCACAGATTGGACTTGACGGAACGCCGTCATTCTTTCCTTCTCCGTCTGAAGGAAAGGTGTACGAGAAGGCGATAGATCTAAACGGCATGCCTGTTTTCAAGGTGTATGTACTCTCAAAGGGAGCAACACAGAATACTCTTGAAAGCAGAATCTCCGAATTGGAGAAAGCGGTGTCTATGCTTAAAGGAGGAAACGGACATGAACCCAATGCAACTCATGGGACTGCTGAACCAGTCGAATAACCCCTTGGAACTCATTCAGAACATGGCAGGGCAAAACCCACTTATGGGGAGAGCTTTACAAATGGGGAAGGGCAAGTCCGTTGACGAATTGAAAGTCATCGCCCAGAACCTCGCAAGGCAACGTGGCATGAACGAAAAGCAGCTCGGACAATTTCTTTCAGGGTTCGGTTTACGGCTCTAGCGCGCAGAGCTTTATATATTCTCTACAGGAGGTACAAGAACGATGGAGGGAAATGGTATTCAGCCTGTAATGCCGATTACGGGCGGTTATGGTGACGGATTCGGGTGTGGTGGCGGCATGTGGTTCATGTGGCTTGTCGTTATCTTCGCACTCATGGGTGGCGGCGGCTTCGGCTTTGGAAATCGCGCCGGGCTCACGCAGGCAGAAATGCAGGCAGGGTTCAACCACCAAGACGAGATGTCGCAGATTCGCGGAGTTACCTACGGACTTGCTGATTCGACCTTTGCTCTCAACACTACCATGCTCCAAGGGCAGGCAGGGCTTGAGAAAACGGTCATGCAGGGCAACTATTCGCTCGGCAGTCAACTTGCAGAGAACCGCTTCGCACAACAACAGTGTTGCTGCGAAACCAACCGCAACATTGATGCGGTGAGAGCGGAAAACTACAAGAACGCTTGCGAAATCAAGACGGCTATCCACGAAGAAGCGGAAAGAACCCGTGGTCTGATGATGGCAAATCAGCTGCAGGAACTCCGCGACAAACTGGCAGACCGCGACAGAGCACTCCAATCCGCAAACTTCAATCTTTCTCAGGTGGTACAGAACGCAACCATCGTAGGGCAGCTTAAACCGTACCCGACACCGGCGTACATCGTAAACTCGCCTTACCAGTCCTCGACTGGCGGAGCGACCACTACTACCTGACGGTATTTCAAAAAAGCACTCACTTATGTGGGTGCTTTTTGCGTGAGGAAATATGGCAGAATCAAAAAACATATCGCCACGAGAGGATGGATTAGACAACCTCGGCCGTGATAATAAGGCGTGGGGCGACATATACGGCAAGCGCATACACGCCAAAGAATCGTGTGCTGTAACCGGCACAATGTCTGTAGGAAAGAGCGTTAGCGTTGGCGGTGATCTGACAGTCACGGGGAACGTTAACGTAAGCTCCGGTGCAACCATCGCCGGAAACGTAACGGCAAACGGAACAATGACGGCAACAAAAGTTTTCAACGCCGTATACAACGACTACGCCGAATACTTCGACCGCGGCGGAGAAACAGAAGCAGGGGAAATCATCGCCCTTGACATGAAATCAGAAGGTGAGAAATACGTCCGTGCAACAGACAAGAGCCTTGTTGTTGTCGGCGTTCAGTCTGACTGCTACGCACAAATCATTGGCGGCGATGCGGTCAATGACGAAGACTTTGAGACGCATAACATTAAGAAATATATCCCTGTAGCCCTTGCGGGGCGTGTTGACGTCAAGGTGAAAGGCAAGGTTTGGCGCGGTGATTTCATTGTACCGTCCGCTATTCCTGGGGTTGGCAAGACGTCAGCAGAGAGAACGCCCGATACAGTCGGGGTTGCCCTAGAGCAGAGCCTTGACGGCGGAATTAAAAAAGTAAAGATGCTGGTGACTAGATGAACGAAAACATTTCTTTGACTGCGACTATCTTCATCACAGACAAGTGCAATCTCGCCTGTAAGTATTGCTACGAAGAAAACAAGCAGTATCAGACAATCAAGAAAGAATACATCGATAAATTCATAGACCTTATCTATACAGAACCGCAGTATAGCAAAAGGAAGTACATCGTCCTTGATTTTATCGGCGGCGAAGCACTTCTTGAGTGGCCACTTATGGAATACGCCATGACAAGGTTTTTAGAGAAAGGGCGAGAGCTTCATCATCCGTGGGTGACGCAACGTCGCTTCACGTTCTTCAACACGACTAACGGCACGCTCTTTGGAGAACCCGCGATACGGGACTTCTTAAATAGGTGGAAGTGCCTTAGGGTTGGTGTGTCCCTCGATGGGTGCAAAAAGGCGCACGATATGAACCGCGTATACCTGAACGGCAAAGGGTCATACGACAAGATTATGGAGAACATGGAGTGGTGGAAGCACCGTGACCACGAGCCTATGGTTAAAGGCACGATGAACCATGACACGCTTCCTATGCTCGCAGACATGCTTATTAACCAAATTCAGCTCGGGTTTGAACCATGGGCGAACCCCATCTATGAACAGAAGTGGACGAAGGAAGATGCCGAAGAGTATTACCGACAACTCCGCAAGGTGGTTGACTTCATCTTTCATCGAAAGCTCCAATTCAAACTGAAGCCAATCGGAAGGCGGCGCGTCATCAAAGAAGATAACGAGAAGAGTAACTATTGCGGGAGCGGCGTATACATGGTAACGCTCGGCATGGATGGGAAACTGTATCCCTGCCACCGCTTCGCAACAGGGCGGCACCGTTACGACATTGGCGACATATGGCACGGCTTTGATAAAGAGAAATTCAAGCGGTTTAGAGATGGGCAAGACAGAATCAACGAGCAGATAGGAAGCACGAAACTGCCACTTTGCTATTCTGCTAACTACGACATTAACGGCACGTTCGATTATCACAGCAACGAAGAAATTATGACAGAGCAGGAATACAGGATTTATGACTACTGGATGGAAAGGATGCGTGAGATGAGTTTATGATCTACGTTTCGGCTATCGCAAAATGGGCGTTGGAGAAGGAAGCACGGGGAGAAATGAAGCTTCCAGGAACCATCTTCGATTTCTTCTATGAGACTGACGACGAGCATTTCTTTGATGACTTCACGCGCGATGATAGTGTTTTCTACCCTAAAGACGGCGCACACTTCTTCTACACGCATGACGGATTTAACGAATACCTCAAAACAACAGGGAACACTCCATGGCCTGATGAGGCAAATTTGAAACCGGTTCAATTCATGAAGGTTATGCCCGATGGATGTGAAGAGTATACGATGGACTGGATAATCGACCATTTCCACGACTTTCACGCCAACTGGGAAAATCTTTGCTATTACTACAGTCCGCTTAATAAAGCGGCTATTCGCATGCAATGGGGAATTAACGAAGCAATCAGCGACTATGTTCCGCTCCGCTACGAGCTCATGGATATGCGAAATACCATATCCGTGCTTATGGACTACATAACAGGGAAACTTACAAAGGCAGAAGAGGAAGCCATTTCTGCTGCATGGGAAAAGCGTGGAGATACCTCCGCTATCAAGGACTACTGCTTTCAAGAAAAGCGCGTCCGTGAAATCGCAAAGACTATCAGAGACAGGCATGAGGAGGAAGTATGAACATCAGCATCACAAAGCTCCATGATATAAAGCTCGACAAGAAGGAAATCGAAGGAATCACAAACGCCGATGAATATATGGTATTTCTTGAAAACATGGCGTTCCTGTTTACTAAACTTTGCAACTACAGTGACAAACTGGATCTTTCCCAAGCGCAAAAGAGATACCGCTCCAACATGGAACGAAATCTTGGCTATTACCTTCTTCGCAGGAGCGACCCTGAATGAATACCAAGCTCACGAAAATCAAAAACATTCGCGTGACCACCGGATATGACTGCAACTGCGCTTGTAAGTATTGTTCACAGAGGAATACGGAAATATCCGAAAGACACAAGGGCGGCGGTACGCAGATAGAAGCCCTCTATGCGCTATTGAAGCAGCCCCATGTCATCAAAGAGGGTGAGCTTTCCGTTGAACTTGAGGGCGGCGAGCCGCTGCTCCATCCCGAAGTCATTAAGGATACGGTCAGACTTTGCGAGCAGGTCAAGAACGAGAGATTGAGTGTGCGCTACAACATCGTATCGAACTGCCAACTTCTGAACGGCAGGGGAAGGGAAATCATCGACTGGTTAAGAGACGGCGGGTATGACTTCCAAATAGCCGTTTCTTTTGACCACGACCAGAAGAACCCAAGAATCATTCGTCCCGACACATATGAATACATGGACAGCTGCGGAGCAAAACTGGTTTACGCCACTTATGTAGTGGCGGGCAAGCACTATCTGCGGAGGGCGAAGCAGAATATCGACTTCCTGAACGAGAAGGGCATTACCCCGATGGTTCTCTGGAACTTCTTTGCTTATGGAGAGCTGAAAGACATTGCCGCAAGGCGCGCCTATCTGAACCTTCTTCGCGGCACAAAGAACCGAGCAAAAGGCGCATCCATGTTCAGCGGTAACATTCAAGACTGTGCATGGATAGGGATAAGTCCATGGGGGCGTTTCTATCCATGCTATCAAGCATCATTCGGCGAACCTGACATTTCTAAAGGCGAGGACTTCGCCTGTACCCACTGTAAGACGTGCGAGCTGAAAGATTATTGCCGTCAGTGCGTGGTAAGGAAAGCCCTTTATGGAGATAACCTTTGCGGACTAATAAAAGTCCATTATGCGTTAGATCATAACGCGGAGGTGACGTAATGGCAGTCAAACACAACAGTATTGTTTCTGCAAGAACGGGCTATATATCCGCCACCATCTTTACCGACTTGCAGAACCTTTTAGAAAACGACGAAGCACTGGACGCCACGCTAAAGCAGGTAGAGGCGAACGCCGCCACCATACAGGCGTGCATGAACAGCTGTAGCCTTTCCTGCGGCGGGAATTGCAAGAATGTATGCGCTGGGTGTTCAAGCAGCTGCGGAGGAAATTGTACAGGTGGATGTACCACCAACTGTCAAAACACATGCCGTAACGGTTGCACTGGATGCGGCAGGAATTGCGCTAATGGCTGCGGCGGCGGCTGCGACGGTGGTTGTGCAGGCGCACCGTAGGAGGGAATATGGACAAACCAACGATTGAGAACAAGGGCGATACGGTAAAAGCCACGCTATATGACAGTCTTAACAAAATGCTTTCAAATGATAAAGAGTTAGACAATCGCACGCAGACCAGCAAGAACATTACCGATGCGGCGTACAAGAAGGTGACGGGCAATGGCACTTAAAAACAGCGCGCTTTCGGCAGCATCGAAAGCGCGGGGAGATAAAATAACCACTTCTATTTATGACGATTTAGCCAAACTCCTTGCTAACGACAATGGGCTTGATACCGACATTCAAGGCACGCTCTCCAAGCAACCTACCGTCATTAACTGCATGAACGGGTGCGCCCTCGGATGTTCCAGTGCATGCAGCAGCACGTGTGGGAACTCCTGTACTGATACGTGCGATAATGGATGTAATGACACCTGCACAAAGAGGTGCAGCAGCTGCGGAAAGACCTGCGCCGGTACGTGTACAAGGAACTGCCGCATGGCTGATCATAGCAACACTTAGCCTTTTGGAGAAAACATGAAGCGATCAAACAAGCATCAGATACAGCAGATTGTCTTGAACAATCTCACGGGTGGCATCAATACATCGGATGCACCCGAACGCATCCCCGAAACGGACATGGTGCGGTGTCAGAATTTCGTCTACGACAATCTGCGGCTTAGAAGCAGAGGTGGAATTTCCCCTACGGACTTTGCTATGCCAAGCAATATCAAGGCACTTTACTATGACGTAGACACAAACACTTCCCTCATTTTCCTCGATGACGGTTCTATATATTCGTGGATGGTCGGTCAATTGCCAATATTGTTAGGAAGTCTTACAGGGAAGAAAAAACCATCATGTGCGAAGTACATGAACAAGGTTTGGATAGCGAGCGGAGATAAGCTCCAATACTACGACTTCCTGACGCTGAATACCGTCATGTCAAGCCCATCATGCGACATTGTATTTCAACGCCTTTCTAGGCTCATGATTACGCTAAGCGGCTCTGATCGTGTATATTTCTCGGCAATCGGAGACCCGACAAGCTGGGACAACATCACTGACAGCTCGCAGGGAACGGTAGATAGTTCCGCACAATGGATTGATATAGGCTATGGGGACAGCGGAGATATAGAAAGCGTCGTGCCGCTTGCCAACGACCTTGTTTTCATTAAATCAAACGGCAACATCTATCAGCTTCAAGGCGACAGAACCCCTTCCTCATGGGTGGTGCCGCCCGCCATTGTGACCAATTCAGACAGCATGGGGACGATGACGGCGGTCAATGTAGGAGCAGACGTTGTGTTCTTTTCCCGCAGAGGGCTGAAATCTCTCTCCACCGTTATGGATTATGGGAATGTAAAGCCGCAGGACATAGGGGATAAATTCAGAAGCCTTCTAACGCAGGACTTATGGAATCCGCAGCTTATCCACCTTAAACGGCATGGCTGTCTCATGCTCCGTGTGACAAGCAATCGTAAAGAATGGGTCTGCTACAACTACCTTATGGGCGTTGCAACAACCATAAAGTTTGCCGTACCCGTAACCGATATTATGGAAACGGTAGATGAAATCTATATTGCAAGCGATACGCAGTTATACCTGTGGGATAAAGACATTATGAGCGACAATGGGACGCCGATAGAATACGAAATTAAGCCGCATGAAATCATTTCTTCGGATGAAATGCTTGTAAAGGCTGTAGATACCAAGTTTACCAACGATGAAGCAGGGACGGTAAATGTAAGCACGAGCAAGCTAAAGGTAGACATGCCGACCAACTCAAGAAGGAAAGTTTTGTGCAACCACTCGACCGACTGCATCGCCCTTGAAGTGAAAGGGACTGACCCATTCACATTTGACCATATTATTTTGGAGGTAGCAGATCTATGAAATCTCTAAAAGAATGGATAGACAAATACGAAAAAGAACGAAACGACCCCTTCGTTATCCCGAAGGGGTTTGACTTTTACTGGCTGCCTGAAAGAGGATTCTCTGAATACTTCTTTGATGGGAAGGGGATACTTGTCGTGTATCAGCTTTGTGGAGACATTCACTTTTGGTTTGACTTAGCGAAGCTGATTTGTCTCGCAAAGGGCGGTCATGCGGTTTCCACCGTCTGTATCCTTCCCATTCTTCCGTATCTGCGGCTTCTGAAATTCAAGATTGTAAAGAAGGAAGAGCGAGACGGTCATTTCCGCTTTTGGTGCAAGGATGAAGCAGGTCGTAAGGTCATAGCCACCTACAAAGGGACGGACGAAGAGGGGAACGACAGTTATTATGTGACGGTATACGTTAAAGAACTCTACAAGGAGGAAAACGATGGGTAAAAAAGGCGGTGGTTCTACCACCACGGTGCAGTCCTATCAGCCGACCGCAGAAGAGAAAAGGCTTTGGAAACTGCAAGGCGATTACGAAGAATCTGTCATGCCTAATGCATTGGAGCTGAATGCGAAGGCAAAGAAGCTCCTCGAAAACTCTATAGGCGAAACACAGGTCGATTACAAGAACCTTCTCAATCAGGCACAGGGCATACAGAATACAGCGAATGCAGGGTATCAGGCACTCGCAAACGGTCAGCTTCCGCAGTCGTATCAGGACAACATCAATCAAGCCGTAACGCGGCAGGTCAACGGCTCTATGGGAAACCTATTGCAGAACCTCGGCTCAAACGGCGTTTTGAACAGCTCCGTCACCTCGCAGGGAATACAAGGTATCAACCAAGCTGCGGCGAACACGGCGGCAGACATGTACAATCAGGATATTTCTCAGCTCGCAGACATTTACGGAAACATGTCAAACATGGCAGGTGCGAACATCTCACTCGGAGCGGCGGCACAGGAAGCGGCGCAGCAACCGGCAATCAACCTTTGGAATACATCCATCGGGCTTGACGGTACGAACCTCGGCGCTATTTCTGCCATGGGCGGCAAAGGGACTTCCACCTCTACGCAGAGGACAAGCGGCGGAAGCGGACTTTGGGGCGGCATCTTAGGTGGGCTTGCTTCAAACAGCGGATTGTTCTGCTTCACAGGTGACACACTAATCAAGACGCCGAACGGAGACAAACCATTGAAACGAATCCGTAAGGGCGACATTATAACAACACCGAATGGTGACGAAAAAGTAACGGACGTAATGACGCCGCATTATGCAAGGGTTTATGCCATCTGCACGGATGAGAGCGAAAACAAGTGCATCAACCTTACCTCCACACAGCCAATGCTCATGGAGGACGGCAATTGGAAAACGTTGGAAGAAATGCGTATCGGAGAGCGTTTCAAAGACCGCGGCAAGATTGTATTGCTTGTCGAAAGCGGCGACAGACTTGTATACGACATTAAAGTGCCAAGCGGCATGTATTATGCTAACGACTTTATAGCCAAGGCAGGAACAACGGAGTGGTAGCAAATGGCGAACAACAATCAATTAAGTTATCAGACAGCGACTATTGACCCGACCATTGCGGGATATGCAGCGAGAGATCCAGGGTTCGCGTTGGGGCTTTTGCTCGGTCGCGGATGGGTAGAGAATTACAACGAGCGAGGAATCCGCAAATTGCAGGATTCTCTCAAAGGGAAGGATGGACTGACCCCTGCTGATGCTAACGCTAATGCGGCGGTAACAAACGCGGCGGGTGGTACGCCTGCCATTAACACAGGGGCTGCTAGTTCGTCTGCCGACACCGCCAATGCGACGACGGCTAGTGCGTCTGCTGACAACGCGAAACCCACACCGCAGATATTCTCGGCAAACCAGAACCCTGTCATGGCGCAGGTAGACCCGTACAAGATTACCCCTATGGCGGTGCAACCGTCCGACGTGCAAAAGGCGGTCATGGAGAACACAATAGCCAACGCTTCTGCACCGCAGGCAGGGGATGCAGGCTACAAGGATGCACTCATGGCACGTGTAAGGAACATTCTCTACGACCCGAACAACCAATGGGCGCAGTCAGCGGCAAGAGGAGCAATCTACAATAAGCTGAAAGAGATGGGCGATCCGGGCGGCGGAAACCCATACGCCATGGGCAACTATATCGACCCGTCCAAGAACTTTTCACAGCAAGCCCTCGCACAGTCCTTTGCAAACAAGTGGACGCCGCAGACAGTCATGAACGCCGATGGGACGGTAACGCAGAACCCGGCACCGGGATACGTAGCAAACAATCCGCTCCAAGGGGCAAGCATGTACGCCATTCAAGGCAACGCCAATCAGGGCATCCAGTCCCCTGATATGAACGCACAGTTTAGGGCATATCTCAATGGGGAAACACCGCAGACTGCGCCGGTCCTTGATGCCGTCCAAGCGGCACAGGCGCAACAGGCAGCCGCTGACAATACGCAGAATGTTATACCGCCGCAGGCAAAGACCGCAAATTTTACCGACGCTGAACAGGATAAAAAGAGCGATGAACCTGTTCAGCAGGAGCAGGCATCGCAAGAAGAACCAGCTGTTTCCAAATCGGAAACAGCTGCTACTGAACAAAATTCCCCAAATGATAAAACTGTTCAGTACGCGCTTCAAAATAACGTGCAACCGACGCCGCTGAAACCGTTTTCCGTGAAAGACTGGATAGCGCAGGTAACGCAGGCAGGCATCGCACAGGGCAGACCGATGAATCAGATACAGGCGGTTATTTCCCGCGGACTTCCTGCTGCGCAAGCCGCAGAGGATAACTATAAGAAGCAAGCAGTTGATGGACTTCTGAACCGTATCTACAACGGAGACGAAACAACAGGCGGCAAGAACCTTCTCCCGACAATGGAGAACGCCAACACTACCGTTCCTAAACTCATGCGGACGCTGAATGAGATTGATTCTATCGACCCTGAACGCGGCACACAGATCCGTGCGATTCTTCCATCCTACAACACCTTCCTCAAAGAGAACATAAACAACTTCAATAAGGCGCGCGATGTGGGATATTCCATGAAGCTCTCTGACCACTCAATGGAAAACAACATCAAGCAGCATGAAAGGCTTGGACAGTTTGATGACGAGCGGACAAAGGACATGGCGAAATGGAAGCATGCCATGAGCGTAGCATGGAGAAATCAAGACCTCGCTGACAGAGCCAACCTTATTTCCAAGTACAGTAACGGGCAGATAACGCCAGACCAAGCCATGGGCATGTTACTTGGACTTGGCGGCAAAGTGAACGGAGTTGCAAGTGGAGATGTGCAGAAAACTAGCAAAGGAACGCTAGTTATCAACGGCAACGAGCTTAGCAAGACGCAGACAGCGCGGTCCAATGAGCTTGACGCAAATCTTCGGAGAATGAGCGATGAGCTTAAAGGCTATATGGCAAATTCCACTGCCGATGACATTAAGAACGGGGACGGGGGAGACAATCTCGCGAAATCTATAGACGCATTAAACGCCTACGTATCAGGGCTTGATGATAAAGACCGCGCGCTGATACCAACCAGCATATGGGATGGGCTTCAGCAACAGCTGTATGCCGCAAACTATATCAGAGAAAACCTCGCAGGCAACGGAAAGATGGAAAACGCAATTGAATATCTCAAGGCACTTACGCCAGAGACCAGACAGGAATATAACATTATTACTTAATAAGGAGACAAACATTTATGGCATGGGATTGGTTGAAGGATAACAACGATGAGCCAAACAAATTTAAGCCCATTGACGCAAGAGGGATTCTTGATGGCAAGGAATATCACGACTACTGGACGACTAAACTTCACAATGGGCTTGCTAACGTCCCCAAGAGCCTTTTGGGTGCGGTAGAAAGTATACCGGCGATGGCAGCTAGGACAAGACCCGTTGTCATGCAGGAACTGGAAAACGACCTTGACGGAACGGGGCTTATGGACAGCAACGCCGACAAGGAAGCACTTAGTGATGTAGAAAACCAGATAAAGGGGACTACCGCCCCCATCTGGGAAGGCGCACGCCTTGGTGTTAAGGCAGCTAAAGACGCACTTCCTGACGCAAACTGGGAATCTAACGTCGATGAAAGCCAACTTTCGTATCCAAAGAAAATCGGCGGCATGATTCTTGAGAACGCCCCACTGATGGCGGCACAGCTCGGAGCAAGTATCATAAACCCTGCACTGGGTGTCGCACTTATGGCAGGGAGCATTGCAGGGGACGCATACAACGACCTTACGGAGAAAGGCGTAGACCCGCTTACCGCAGGTCAGGCAGGGTGGCTTGACGCAGCCGCACAAGCTCCGCTTGAAGGCGTCGGCGAAATGGGATGGCTGAAGGCGTTCCGCGAACTTGGCACGGAAGGGGCGGCTAAGCTCATGGGGAAGGCGTTTGTCAAAGAAGGATTGACGGAAGCTGTGCAGGAATTTCCTGATGAGACCATCCCTTACATTGCAGAGCATGGAAGCCTTGATGGGTTTGACTGGGGACAGCTCGCATCCAACGCAGTTGACGCCGGTGTTGTCGGCGGCATTTACGGCGGCGGCTTTGCAGGAATCGGCAGAGCCATTAACGGCAAGGCGCAACTCGACGAAGCGCAAGCGGACAATGGGGACACACCATCTCCTAGCCCTGCCATACACGCCATGAACCGCCTTGTGAACGAACTCGGCATAGATCCCAAAGCTGCATCCGGCATTGTCGGCGGGCTTATGCTTGAAAGCGGTGGGAACACGACCGACATTTCGCCAACCGCAAAGAACCCGAAAAGCGGCTCCTATGGCATCGGGCAGTGGCTCGGTCCACGCCAAGACGAACTCATGGCGTTTGCAGAAGAAACAGGCGGTGACCCGAACGATCTTGATACACAGATTTCCTTCCTTATTCACGAGCTGAAAGGAAGCGAGAGCGGTGCATTGCAGGAAATAATCAAGGCACAATCCCCCGATGAAGCAGGACGCCTTGCAGATAAGTTCTATGAACGCTCCGAAGGAACGGATGAAATAAGAAATCAGAAGGCAGCCAACGCCCAAAAGATATACGATATATTCATGAATGGCGGTGCAGACCCGAACGTAGTATACAGTGGAGGCAAAAGGGGCGGTTCTTCCGTTCCAAACCCGAAGAGCGCAGAAGATTTTCTGAAAGACCTCGAAGAAACGCTGCCAGCCGACACCGATGAAGATGTAGAAAAACTGAACGCCGTTCGTAAGGCGATTCAGGACAAGAACAAGAAAGCACAGGAAGAATTAGCCGCGCAGTATGGATGGAGCGCAAACTCTCCTGAAACGGCACAGGGCGCATCGGAACCTGCCGTCCAAGGAAATACTCTATCGGCAGCAGACAACGCCGCTACTGGGCAAATGACGCAATCCGTTACGTACCCGATGGCTATACCGCAAGGGCGTGGGAACTCCATTAGCAGCACCAAGTCGATTAAATCCGGCGGCGGAATGTATCAGCCGTCCGGTCGTGTGGAAGGCGACAACAAATCTGTATACACGCCAAAGAAGCCAAAGGGCATGCAATACACTCCCCAAGGCAACGTGCAGGCAGGAAGCAACGAAGGCGGCATGACAGCAGTGCAGCCGAACGTCGCCCCCGTTATCCCTGCTCCAAGCTCCATCAAAGAGCCTGCAAGCAACGCTTCTACCTCTCTTCCGTCCGCTGAGCCGCAAATCTATACACCTCGCAAGGTGAACGGCATCGCAGACCGTCAACGTCGTGACAGACAGGCCAGAGGAAACACGGTGTCTGCTGCCACGCAAGACAGAATCAACAAGGCACTTAAAAACAGCCGCCTTAGACAAGTGGTCAAGCAAGCGTTCGTGGATGGAGACAAGGATGCACTGAACCGTTTAGGTGCAATGCAGATTAACCAAGACGTTTTGCAAGCGGTTAAAAATGACGTACTGAACGAATATCATAAGACAGAGCCTGTAGTTCCGCCAAAGGTCATCCCGGCACAAGAGCCATACACTCCACGCTACGGGAGCCGTGATGAAGCAATGCGCCTTCCGTATGAAAGAAACAATGAAAATACGCGCGGCGACATTGCCATTGGCGGCGGTGATGGGGTTATTTCTTCACAACGTGCAAGCACACCGAGAGAAGCCGTTCGCCTTGATAACAAAGCACGGAAGAACAGAGAAACTAACGAGAACAGGGCATATGACATTGGCGAAGCTCCGAGCCCAAAGGAGCAGGAAAAGGCGGCTATTGCACGGGCAAGGCAAGAGAAGCGTGATGCCAAAAACACCAACTTCAACAAGTACGAACCTGCGCCATATGCTACCCGCTATGCCAATCGGGACAAAGTCATGCAGGGTTTCCGCAATATTAACGAGAACATGAGCGGCAATGAAGCACGCAAGGATAGAGTTACAGGCATTACCTCTAGCGGCAACAACGGAGATGCATCTAATCAGAACCGTGCCGGAAGCCGTGATATGAGTGCATACAAAAACCAAAATAGGTTAAGCGTCTCTATGCCATCCAGAGATCGTCAAGGAATTGGAGAGGATATGCGGAACAGACAACAGAACCGCAATGCCTACGAACCCGATACCAAGAGCAGGCTTGAGAAGCTAACCATTTTCGCAAAGGAGAACACCAATGAGAACTATAAAGAGAACCAGCAAGTACATCGTTCCGAAGAAAATAAAAATGACAACGCCAAACCTGAACAAAGTAAGCCGTCAGAAAGCAAAGACCGTAAGACGCCCGAAGGCAAGAACCCTGTAAAGAAAGCTCCACCGAAAGAAACCCCATCTAGCGGCAAGAAAGAAGAACCACATAACGAAAAAGGCTCAGAACAGCAGCCCACCCTTGCAAATGGGTATACCACAGAATCAGGCAGACTTCTTTCGGAATCAGATGCGAGAGATTTTATTGTGAAGCCAGATGGAAGTAAAGAATTTGGACATTTTGGAAAAGAAATTGAAGACGCGACCGGAGGTAAGGTTTTAGCAAAAGGGATTCGGTTGCAGGTTGGCTTTTCTCGAGTTGCCAATGGGAAAGAAACCGGATTTGGAATTATACACATCAAAAAGCGTGAAAGCCAGCTCAAGAAACTAGGCTATAATAATGCCGAAGAATATATTCTGGATATAATCAATAATTTCTCCATAATATACGATTTGGGCGGCGGAAGAATTAAGCTCGCGTCAGTTGGAAGCAAATTTAATGTAATGCCGTTAGACCTTGAATTACAGGGGGATGGGAACGGTTATTATACAGTTGTGACGGCTATCCCCAAAAACACAAAACGCATGCAAAAAGAAGCAGGCAAGAAGATTTTTGATAGGAGCGCATCCCCATCCTCCACTACCGGCAATGGAGCGGTTCAAGATGGTGGTAATAGAAAAAACGCCGGATCTATTCCACAGAGCGCAACCGAAAAATCTAACTTGCCTGCTTCTACCAATAATATAGACGAAATATCGAAAAATGTCAATAACAAGCCCGATTTAGACCTTACCACTGGTAAATCGGTTGAAGCGTCGAAGGGGGAAGAGCCTTCCACGCCTAAAGAAACAGTATTCGGCAGTGTAGAAGATGCCGACAAAGATTTGGAGAAGGCATTCGGGCTAAAGCCGGTTGCGAATACAGAACAGACGGTAAAGAAAGCGGCGCAGGGAGCAACGGGAGCAAAGCCCTCGAAAGATGAGATTCACAAGAAGCATAAGCTAGTCGATGACAGCGATGAAGCCATCCAAGGATACATCGACGAGTTCATTAGAAAAACTCGCAACCTAAACGCAGGGTTCGACCCGACTATTCTTGTACCTGTGTTTAAGATTTGTGCCGCGTACACACAACGCGGCGTTGCCAAATTTGCCGACTTCGCGAGCAAGACCATTGCCGCATTCAAAGCCAAGGGCGTGAAGCAAAAGGATATAGAACCGTGGCTCGCACCCGCGTGGGAGGCAGTCAAGTCTTTCCCAGACACGGGCAAAAAGTTCGATGCAAAAAAACTTGTAGTCGCATTGAAGGCAGTCGGCGCACGTTATGAAAGCGGATTGGAAACGGCGGATGCCGTCAAAGATGACATTAGAAGCAAGTACGGGGATAAGGCAGTATCCACCCTTAATGATTACATTGACGCGGCTTTTCGTGGTGTGCAGGCATACTTCAACAAAGGGAAGAACACCGAGCCAGCTAAAAAGAGCGAGCCCTCTAACGTCGCCGATAGATCAGGAACAGATCTCATAGACTACGCATTTAATCAAGGCGGTATCATCAGAAAAGATGTAATTCAAAACATGTCGCCAGAAGATGTGGATACAGTTTCCAAAATATTTGACGGCGGTGATAAATCCGTGGACAGCCCTCAAGAAAATGATACAATAGAGGAAAGCAATTCCAATGTTGTGTCTACAAAGGAGGACAAAGATGTACGAGGACGAAAATCAGGATCTGGCAGACCAGTGGAAGTGGGAGGACCCGGAAAGAGCGGCACAGGTGGAAAAGGAGAACAACGAACCACTAGAGAAAATAGCGAGACGCCGGATAGAGATGGCGGACGAGAACGAGGACCAGACGCTGAAAGTGCTGAACCAAAGAACAAGGGAACAGGCGAAAGCAGAGAACTGGGACGAGGACAGGCTGAAGATGGAACTCGCATGGAACGAGCAAACGGCGAGGGAACTTCGGCAGGAGGAATTAAGAAGCCTGTAATTTCCCCTAAAGCAGACAAGGTTGAGACGGATATTGCCAAAGGGAAAGTCAAAGATGCAAGGGACGTTCCCGGCAATGACTACATCGCTAAACCAGTCTCTCCCGACGCCAAAGGTGCGTCTAAGACGCAGAGGGTGGACAAAAATATCGCAGCAATCAAACTTCTTAAAAAGATTGAAAGCGAAAACAGAATGGCAACCCCGGCAGAGCAGGAAATCCTTGCAGGATATTCTGGCTGGGGCGGACTGGGCAGTGAGATGAAGAGCGACGCCAAGAGAATGGCGCAGCTTAAAGAACTTCTCACGGAAGAGGAATATAACGCGGCGGAGCGAGAGCTATTAACGGCTTTCTACACTCCGCCCTTTGTTATTAGCAGAATGTGGGAACTCGCAGAACATCTCGGCTTCAAGGGCGGCCGCGTGCTTGACCCATCTTGCGGTGTTGGCAGTTTCTTCAGTTTGATGCCTGCATCTCTTAGAGAAAGAAGCACCGCACTTCAAGGCGTTGAACTTTCCCCCATCCCTGCGAGAATTGCGAAACAGCTTTATCAGAGCAAGAAGTTCAAGATAGATAACCAAGATTACACCAAGTTCGATCGCGGCAATGGTTTTTATGATTTAGCTATCACTAATGTTCCATTCTCAAATAGCGTATGGGCACCCGTCCCTGCGATGAGAGATCCCGATGGTCACGTTCATAAGTCGCTTCTTATTCACGACTACTATTTCGCGCAAACATTAGACAAGGTAAGACCGGGTGGGCTCATCGTATTCATGACTTCCAGCGGGACGATGGACAGAAAGACCGGCTATGACAATGCACTTCTTCGCTATCTTTCCAGTAGAGCCAAGCTGGTTGGTATGGTCAGACTTCCTAACACGCTTTTTGCCCCATCGGCAAATGTCGGAACGGATATAGTTGTTTTCAGAAAACTTAACGAAGGCGAGAACCCGGATACCGTTGACGCTACGAATGGTTGGACAGATAACCTTAGATTTATAGAGATGAAAGATGAGGAAGGGCGGAACATCTGGAAATCCATAAACGGATATTACGAAGATAATCCCGATAACGTAATTGGCGACCCCGTATGGGTACGCGATAGATATGGCAACAGAAACGTTGAGTTCCATACATCAAGCAATGCGGAAACGGATAAGAAGCTCGGAGAAGCTATCGCACGAATGCCAGAAAACGTATACGTCCCACGTGAACCCGTTAAGATTAACACACCTTCCCATGTAAAAGAGCTTGCCGACGCAGAGGATGGGCAAAACGTCGGTGACATCATCAAGGGGAAAGATGGACAGTGGGGACAGGTTGTTATAGACGATAACGGCGAGAAGAAACTGAAACCGTTTGCGAAGAGCGCGCAAGCTAAGGTCGGCACACTCAAAGAGCTGAGCAATTCGCTGAACGATGTACTTGCGAAACAGGTTGATCCAGACGTTTCTGAAGCAGCTCTCTCTAAAGCACGTGAGAAGCTTAACAAGCAATATGATTCGTTCGTAAGAAAATACGGATATATCAACGACAAGACCAATGTGCGTCAGATTTCAGGTTCTCCTATTGCCGGCAGACTTCTCGCCCTTGAACAAAAATACAAGGCTGGGACGAAGGGCAAGGAAAGCACCGCAGAGAAAGCCCCCATTCTGACAGAAAGAACGGCGTACCCTGCGACTGACGACTTAAACATATCCACGACGAGTGATGCACTTGCGTCCTCTCTCCGCAAGTTTGGCTTCGCTGACATAAAATACATGGCGAGCGTACTTGGTAAGAGCGAGGATGCTATCATAAAAGAACTGGGAGACCGTCTCTTCAAAGACCCTGTAAGCGAGCAGTACGTCCCACGTGACGAATATCTTTCTGGCAATGTGCGTCAAAAGCTCGTATTTGCAGAAGATGCCGCACGTTCTGAGCCAGAATATGCGAGAAACGTAGAAGCACTGAAAGCCGTCATCCCTGCCGACATAGAGGTAGAGGACATTGAAATCCCGCTCGGTTCTCCGATCCTTTCCGTGGAAGATACGCAAGCATTCATCGATGACCTCTTGGGCGAGCCAAACGCCGTTGTTGTTCGCTACAATCCCGTTACCACGTACTGGGAAGTAACAACTACGCCTAGATATGGACGCATTTCAGCCCAAGCGCACGAGAAATACGAAATAGCAAGAGTATCCTATGATGACAGAGACAACGTAGGTATCAATACTGTTATTAGTAAGATATTGAACACGGGCAAGATTGAAAGTTCTAACTTCAAGGTCAAGGATGATGATTCCGAAACGGTCAGAAAAGCTAGAGCGGCGGCAGAAGTTAAAGCGCAGACCATAGTAAAGGACATCAACGAAAAACTTAAAGAATGGATTCTGAAAACGCCGGAAGTTAAGCAGCGCGTAGGGCAGTCGTACAACAACAAGTTCAATGCCGTTGTGCCGCGTCACTATGACGGATCGCTTCTCACATTCCCGTGGCTTAATGCCGCTGCCAACATGATGCCGCGAGTGCATCAGGCTGACGCAGTATGGAGAACTATCAACGAGAAGTCGGTTCTTTATGCACACTGTGTAGGCTCTGGCAAAACGTTGACAATGCAAGCGGCAGGGTTGGAGCTTCGCAGAATGGGACTTGCCAACAAAATTGTCTACTGCGTACCGAAAAACGTAGTCAGACAGTTTGAACGTGAGTTCTATCAAGTATGCCCAAGTGCAAAGATTCTTGTTCTTGATAGCTCCACGCTCCCTGATAACATCACGTCTATACACTATGACGTGAAGCCCAAAATGGAGCTTCGAGAAGATCGAAACGGGAAGAAGAAACTTGTCGCGGTTAAAGACGCCGACGGTGTGCCTATCTTCGAGAAAGTAAATGTTTCTGACGAGGAAGCAAAGAAAAGAGAAGTTAGGCTTTCCAAGAGAAACGCCGCGCTCAACCAGATCCTCACGCACGACTGGGACGCCATAATCATGTCTCACGAAACATTCCAAAGACTTCCCATGTCCGATGAATACATGATGCAATTCCGAACTGAAGAGCTTGAAAAATACAAGAGAGCCCTTGCAGAAGAACAGGCAGAGGAACGCCAAGCCGGGAAGAAGAGCAAATCACTCAAAAACATTCAGGAAAAGATTGCCAAGTTAGAAGGGAAACTTAACGCCCTCATTGCAAAAAAGCAGGCGAAAGACTTTGAGTCGCCTTCTTTAGAGGATCTGGGGATAGATCAGCTTTTTGTCGATGAGGCTGACACCTTCAAGAATCTGGAAGTCATGACAAAGTACGGGCAAGTCAAAGGGATTTCTGAATCTGCGGCTGACCGTTCCTTTGATATGCTGATGAAAACGCGGTATCTGCTGCACTCGCCCAACGCGCACGGCGTCGTATTTGCCACCGGCACGCCAATCTCTAACTCCGTTGTAGAGCTTTATACGATGTGCCGATACCTCAATGATGATTCCCTCAAACGTCTTGGCGTGGATTCATTCGATCAATTCGCCAAAATGTTTATCGATATAGGGCAAACCGAAGTGCCAGCCCAAGATGGATCGGGATATGAATACAAGACGGCGGTTCGTGGGCTTAGAAACGCTCCTGAATGCATCAACCTTTTCAAAGAGTTTGCTGATGTAAAAATGGTGGAGGATCTGCCGTATATAGCGGCTGCAAGACCAAAGGCGAAACGTGTTGCAGTAGCGATAGAAGAATCTGCGTGGAATAAGCGGTTTAAGAAAGACATCCGTGCCAGAGTTGCTGCAATAAAGAGCAGTGGCAGAAAAGATCCCCCGATGATTAACAGCAAGAGCAAGGAATCAAAAGCCCATTTCGCCAAGACTGGGGAATACCTACAGGTCGCAGATTCTCCGCTTCTTGTCGCTAATGATCTCAAAAAGGCATCTCTTGCTCCGTTTACGGTTGACGATTCCCTCACTGGCGTTGAGGGTTACGGTAAGATTTGGGCATGTGCTGATAAAATCTACGAAGAATGGAAAGATTCTTCCGACCGCCATGGAGCGCAGCTTGTTTTCTGCGACCAGTCTATTCCTGATAGAAGCAGCAACGATCCGAACGTATACGATGCATTGAAGTCCCGCCTTATAGAGCTTGGCATCCCTGAAAGTGACATAGCATTTGTTCAAGACGCCAAAACAGATAAGGCGCAGGCTGCACTGTTTGAAGCGGTGAACGAAGGCAGGGTTCGTGTTCTCATTGGATCTACGCAGAAGATGGGCGCAGGCACGAACATGCAGCACAAACTTGTGGCACTTCATCACCTTGATTGCCCGTGGCGTCCTAGAGATATAGAGCAGCGAGAAGGGCGTATACTTCGCCAAGGGAACGAAAACAAAGAAGTCCGCATCTATAACTATGTAACCAAAGGGACGTATGACGAAAACCTTTGGGACACAGTAAACACCAAGAAGAATGTTATCAATCAGCTCATGATAGGTGACAAGAGTACAAGAAACGCCGACACCAGCGACGTGGATGGAGATAACTTTGAAGCCCTCATAGAACTCGCCAACGCCGACCCTGACACGAAGAGATACCGCCAAGTCATGTCGCAGCTTACGGGGCTTGAATCGGCAAAAACCACCTTTGAGAAGTCGCAGGAACTCTCTAAGCGCGTACTCGTCACAGCGCCGGAACTGATAGACAAGTTCAAGACCGCCATTGAATCCGTCAAAGATGACATGGCAACGCTGGAAAAGACAAGCTCGGCAAAGTTTAGTATGAAAATTGGTCAGGCGGTTTACGAGAACAAAATCGAAGCTAACAAGGCGTTCAGCAAAGAGAAAGAGCATGTCGCCAAAGAGTTTGCAAAGATAGCCCATAAGTATGGAGTGGATAACGCCAAGTTCAAGGACGTCAAAATAGCCAGTGCTAGAGGGCTTGATATTTACGTCAGCGGCAACAATCCGTCTTTTAAGGCTGGATTTGCATCGGAAGCTCTCACCGTTTACGCAAAGGGCAAAGATTCTTACGGGGCGGCTACTCCGACCGCAATCGGCGTTTGGAATGCCATGCAAACACAGCCAGCTGCGAAGCTGAAAGGCTATGAGACGGAACTCAAGAAGAACGAATCCGAACTCGCTGAAGCTAAAGAATCACAGGGCGATACGTTCAAAGACGACGAAAAGATTAAATCCCTCCGAGAGGAACAGGAGGAGCTTCGGAAAAAGATTGAAGAGAAAGCCAAACGGCAGAGAGAGTTAGACAGCATCGAGCCTACTCCAATCACACTATACGAAAGCACATCCTTTGGCTCTTATGATTTAGATGTGGATGACCCGGATGTCTATGATATAGAAAACAACATTCGAGACGGGCTCGCGCTGAGCATGAGGGAAAACAATACCGACACTGGAACAGTATCCTTCGACAAGCCGGGCAGCTGGGACAAATTCAAGAAGAAGTTCATCGACAAGACAAACTGGGCAGTATATTCCAACGAAAACACCATTGAGATAACTGCAAGCAAGAAGGATTTGAACGACCTTTATGAAGCAATCGAGAGCCAGGAGGAAACGAAGTATTCCCTTTCCCAAGGCGGCAAGCGCATTTCCCCGGAAGAGATGACAAAGCAGACCCTCTCCGTATTCCCTAACGCGCAGAACATCGAAACCCATGATAATGGCGTATCCTTTGACCTCCCCAACGGCAGTCACGTGGAAGTCAACTTCACAGATGGCACCATCTCCGTAGACCGTGCGAAAGCGCAAAAAGACTACGGCGGCACCCTGAAAGGCAATGAAAAGGCGTCCGGCAAGATTGAGATGGTGGATAAAGATGCACTTATCACCCTTACCATGGACAGCCCTGACGAAACCATATCCCACGAAGCCATGCACCTTGCGTGGAACTTGCTGACCGACAGAGAGCGAAACGCACTTCTTAGAACCTACGGAAGCGAAGAAGGAGCGGCAGAGGGCATGAGAGAGTGGAAGATCCGCCGTAAGATGAAGCAGGGGACAATCGCGGGGAAAATCATGCAGAAGATTTCCGACATGGCGCACAAGCTCCTCTCCTTATTCCATGAGAACGACCAACATGTTTTCCAGAAGCTCGAGAGCGGCGAGATGTGGGAACGCAGCAACGAAAACAACACCGCCGCAAGGAACGTCAAGTACAAGATGAATCCGCTTAATGAAGCAGAGAAGTACCTTAAATCTCACAAGGATTTAGGCGAAAAAGCGGGCGTCTATATCGACCGAACTTTCCGCCCTGATTTAGCAAAGGCGAAAGCCAATCCGAACATCAGCGTGAACAAGACGGCGAAGAAGAAAGGATGGGGCGTCGCCAATACCGCACTCAATAACACCGTCCGTTCTCCGTCTCGCATCAAGTCTCCGAAAACAAATTACATTTGGGGGCTGGCAGATACGGCACAACGTGAATTGCAGGAACTCCGCGGCAGGTGGACGCATAACTTCGCCGGTGCCATCAAGAACCTTAACAAAGAAGAGAAAGCCCGCTATACGGATATTCTCTGGGAAGAGGACATGAAACAATATGTATTCTCTGACGAAGAACTCCGTGACGCAGGCGTATCTGAAAATGTGATCAAGGCACATCAAAAGACACGTAACCTTCTCGGCAAGATCTACAATGCGGTCAATGCGGTCTATACCAGTGAACGAGTAGAGAACTTCACGTACAAGACGCGCAAAGGGGCGGAGAAAGCACAGAAAGAGCTCGCTAAACGTCCGCACACGTTCGTGATGCACGACATTAGAGAAACGACGAAAGACGGCGAGCCCGTGTTCCAAGTATCCATTAAAACGCGCGGATATAAAGAAATCCATAGCGTCATGACCGGTGAAGAGCTTTCAGCACTGTCAAAAGACAAGGATGTATATATCAAAGCACGCAAGCAAATGGATGATGGCTCTTTCAAGGTTTCTTACCTCGCCTACAACAAACCGCTTACCAACATGGAAGGCTACATGCCGCACATCTTCCACGGCGTACTCATCATGAAGAAGTACACTGATGCAGACGGAAACGTTAAGAGCAAGGTTGTCGGTAGCGCAGACACCATCGAAAAAGCGGTAGTGAAAGCAGATGCCATGCAGAAAGAAGAGGGCGGGGAATTTATCATTGCTCCTAAAGAATTTTCCTCCGAGGGCGAGGTAGAGAACCCGCTCCTCTTAGGCGACATGGACTATTTCAAGCTCATGGAAAGCCTTAGTAAAGGTGCATCCCTCACTCTTGATGAAGCTCGGGAAATGACCCATGCGACCATGAAGGGGCGGCACGTTTACTACGGAGCGAAGAAACACCGTAAAGGCGCAGAAGGGTTTGAGAAGAACGCAATATGGGCTATTCAGCATCACATTGATTCTTCCTCTCGGTATGTTGCCCTTGACCCATTCAAGCAGAAGGCTATCAGCTTCTTCGAGCGTGCCTTCGGCGATTACAACAAGGACTGGACGGGTGAAGCCGCCTTCTGCAAGGGATATATCGATTCTGTTCTTGGAAAGCCAAGCAGACTTGAAACCCTTGCCAACGACTTCCTCCGCCTGTTCCCATGGTTCAAGAACGAAGCAATACCGGCAAGACGTATGGCGGGCAACCTCACCGGACTGACAGGCGTACTGAAGCTCGGAGCATCCTTGTCATCGGGGTTCGTCAACACCTTGCAGCTCTTCAACTGCGTGGGATATGTTGGCGCAAGGAAAACCGCGGTAGGGTTGAAACGTGCGCTCCATCCGAACGCAGCAGACAAGAAAATACTTGTCGCGTCCGGCGTATCCGAAGAATCTGGGCTTGCTCTCGACAGCATCGGGCATATAACCGCAGAAGGAACGGCACTCTCTAAAGTAGGGAATGTCATAAACTCCGTGAACAACTTCCTTATGAAACCGTTCACCCTCTCCGAAAAGACCATCCGAAAAGCCACTATTCTTGCCGCCTACTACAAGGCAATAGGAGACGGACTTTCTAAGGGCGAGGCTATCCAGTACGCCAGAGACATAAACCGAAAGGTAAACTTCGACTACTCCGTAGCAGATGCACCCCGCATCTTCCGCGCACTTCAAGGCACTGTCATCGGAGACATGGCTCTCCAATTCCAGAAGTACGGCGTAAAAGAAATGGAAGTCATTTCCGACTTCCTGCCGATACTGGGGAATACCACCACGAAGCAGAAGCTCGAGTTCTTCATTCCATACCTTTTGGTATCCGGCATCTGGAACGCTTTCCCATTTGAAGATGCACTTCTTTCCCTGCTGAAACTCCTCGGGTTCGATGATCCAGAAAAAGAGGCGAAACGCGCCATGATGGAATGGGCAGGAAACAACGCTGACAGAAAGGCTCTTGTAAACGTAGCAAACTATGGCGCAGGCGCAATCGTTGGTGTTGATATTTCCCAACGTGTCGGACTGAAGGGCGTGGTGCCGGAAACGTCTAACATCGTGACGGGCGGTCCGCTCGGCTCTACCACCGTTCAGCTCGCGAAGGCGGTACTCAACGGAGATACCAACGGTGCAATGAAGGCTATTTCCCCTGCGGCAGGCAATATTTATGGCGCAGTAGCCGGATATAACACCGATAGCAAGGGCAGAAAGACGGTTGACTACGATACCCGCGACAGAATCGTCCGTGGACTTGGTTTCAGAACAATCAAAGAAGCCAATGCTACCGATGCACAGAGCATCGTCTATAACTACAAGGAGCAGAAAAAGAACGACAGAGCGAAAGCAAAGTCTGAATACCTCAAGGACCCGTCGAGCGGCAACCGTCAGAAGCTCAAAGAGATGGGCTACTCCGACAAAGAGATTAAAGCTCTCAAGGATGACAAGAAGTCCACCAGAGTGGAGCGTTCGCAGGTAGGGCTTTCCAAAGAGGATAAGAAGAAGCTGAAACCAGTATTTGATTATGTTCAGTAGTCTATATTTACCTGTATAGGGAATAATTTTAGAGGGGCGGTATCCGTATCGCCCCTCATTTTTATTATTGGAGGTATAAATGTGGAAAAAATTAAAACGTGCTTGCGGTGCTATTACCCTGTCTTTATTTGCATTGGCGTTGTGCTTTTGTGTACCATCTACATCTTATGCAGAGGAGACTACGGGATACATCACAATGACGAGCCAGGAATGGAACGACTTCAAGAAGGATTGGAACGAGCAGATGATGGAATGTCAGACGCTCAAAGCCAACTTAACAATGCTCAAGGCGAACTCGACGGAGCAGGAGCAGCTGCTTCTGACATTGCAAGCGGACTGTCAGACCTTAGAAACAAAACTCAGCAAGACCAAGCTCTCATTGACGAAAGCGCAAAGCTCATTGAATCAAGCGAAGCAAGAGATAGAGACATGCAAGAAAGATTTAGAAGTATTGAAGAAAGAAATAGAAACCTACAAGCACGAGACAAGAGTGGCGAAGCGTCAACGTGACGGCATCGCCATCGCCGCCTCCATTGCCGTGTTGGTTGCCGCGTGTTAAGCACCTGTCGTATAATAATTGTGAAGGGGGAAAGTTTCTTTTATCTGTCTCAAATTTTCATCCTTTCCCTCTTACTCCTTTCTGAACCATCATTGCCCCAACTAAAAATGATGGTCACGACCAACGCAGACCCCTCACTGGGAGCAGAGGCAAAATGACTCCCACCATTGCTTCGTCTCGGCATACGGAGCATAGCGGATCGTTACGATTCATCATAAGACCCTCCTTAAATCTTGTGCCTCACTGGGAGCAGAGGTAAACTGACTCCCACCATAGAAGGGGTTAGCACAGTGGAAAGTGCAGCGGACTTTGACTTCGCTTACGATGGTTCGATTCCATCACCCCTTGCCACCATTTCCTTGATTTCACGAAAATGGTTTACAATCTCTCTGGGCGCGAGATTAAATGACACCCACCAAGGTCCTGCATTATCGTATACGAGACGGCAGGCGTATCCCGATACGAAAGTAGGGACGTACTTACAACGGACATTGTTTGCTAACAGGCGTGAAATGCCCGAGCAATGGGAAGTAAGCGGATTCGTAGGATTGCTTGACGATATTGAAAGCGATCTAGGCGGGAAACCGCCGCATGTGGAAGCACCAAGGTGAAAGTCTCGATGCTTCCTTGCCTATGCATGGGTGGAGAGAGTATCCCTTCGCTCTCAACGATCTCTCCACCCGCCTTCTTTCTGGTCGAGTAGTTCAATGGTTAGAACGGACGCCTTATAAGCGTCTAACGATAGTTCAACTCTATCCTTGACCACCAGCGGCTTGTTTTGAGAGACTGCCGTCAATCAGGACTGAATGCCGCACTACAACCTAACGCGCTTCGCAGGGAAATAAGCGAACCTCTTGTGCCAAACAACACGTTTCTTATTTTATTTATTTACATATATGACTGATTTTCTTAGGTTTTTATTTTTGCAGCGCGTCGAACTGTAAATTAAACAATTACTGAAAATCCCCCTGCGAAGTGCCAACATCAATGCCTGTCTCAATCCCTATCATGGTGCGAGGCAGGCTTTTATAATCTCGCCAGCACATAGAAATAGGAAGGCGTTAAGTAGATGGTGTTCGTGGATTTATCACAAGATACCACCAAACTACAATGATACGAATACCCCGCCTTACAGGATCCTGCAAGGCGGGGTATTCGTTTGTATAATGAGTTCTGATTTTTGGCACATCCCCACGTACAGCCAACTTGCGGATGAGTGCAGAGAAGCATCTTGTTTCCCTTGTTCGTCCTGATAGATGGATTTGAAGAAGATCCGTATCTTGTCCACCGTAAGCTCGCCCTAGCGGGAACGATGCTCCGGCCATCTTACGGCATGGCGAACTTCTTATCCTGTAAATGAAGCAGATAGGGTCGGCGTCGTTGTTGGGCGAAACTGCGATCCATATAAACAAGATGGCGAGTTGCAGCGTGGATGCCGCATCTGTCTAGCCATATGCAAGAAATTGCAAAAAGCATCTTGCATGTTTCTCTCATATCGTGTATAATACATTCATCTGACATGGGGTTATAGCTCAGCTGGTTAGAGCGCTTCGTTGACATCGAAGAGGTCTTTGGTTCGAATCCAAATAGTCCCACCATGAAAAACCCGCCAAATGGCGGGTTTTTGTGCTATATAAAAGTAGGTGGCCGAAAATTGGAAGTGACGGTCATAAAGCTGACTCATGCCCGAGATCGGGCCAACGGTGAAAGAGCGGCTTACGGAATGTCCCGTTCTATGCTTTTCGAGTCTCTTAGTCTTTTTTTAGTCTCCGTTTCATTCCAAGGACTGATCTTGAAAGCGTATTTGATTCTTTTCTATAATAACAGGTGACCTCT